ACCAAGAGTTATTAAACAAGCTACAACAATAGCTGGTTCTTCAACAACACAAATAAGAACAGATTTAACAGAAGCATCAAACTTTTGGAACGGACACATAGTTAAAATATTTGGAGTTTCTGGAACAATAAGTAGAATTATTAATTCATATTCACAAACGAATGGAGCTTTGAATGTAGATACAATGCCTTATGCACCTGGCACTGGCATTATTGTTCAAATTATAGATCAAAGAGCAGGATTGTTTGATGGTGCAATTACAGCTAATAAAATAGCTTCAAGTGCAATTACATCAGCCAAATTTGGTGCTGGAGCTGTCAATAATAATGTATTGGCTGACGGAGCTATTTCTGTTACAAAATTACAAACAGCTACTATAACAGCAGAAAAGATAGCTCCAAGTGCAATAGGAGCTTCTCAAATTGCCACAGATGCTATAACAAGTTCGGAATTAGCTACAAGTGCAGTAAATGAAATAAGAGATGCTATATTAAATGATGCGACTAAATTTAATGGAGCTGACATAGGATTAATTAAAGCTAAAACAGACAACTTACCAACAGATCCAACAAGCGAAACAAATGCAACAACTAACAAGAATGAAATAATTACAGAAATAGATGCCAACGAAACAAAATTGGATACAATTCAAGCTGATTTGGACAATCCAGACCAATATAAAGCAGATGTTAGTTCTTTGGCTTTAGAAACAACAGCACAAGCGATAAAAGCTGAAACGGACAAGAAACATATAGTAATGGAACCATTGACATTATTTACTCCAATCACAAATTATAATGCAATAGCTTCTTTAGTTGGTGCTGGTTTTCTTCTATTAAAAGCCAAAGACGAAAAAGGATATGTTGTTGTTAGTGGAGATTGGAATAATGTTGGAGTAATTGATATTTATAGACATAGAAATGGAGTTGAAACGGCTGTTGTGTCTGGTGCGACTCCAATTGCTTTCGGGTCTGTCTTAGCTTATAACTATACAACTTTTGAAACTGATTTTCAAGTTAATGACCAAATAAGTATTCAATGGAGCGGTTTTAATCTATTAATAGATGGAGTGTTATATGATAATTTAGAACCAGTGTTGAGCAGAGCACTATTAGTGGATGATGCCACTTATGATGATGTGCAATTAATTAAAGCTGAAACGGATAAGATACAAACAATAGATGATAATGTTGATTCTGTGATTTCTACATTATCTACAATGGCAACAAACTTGAGCAGAGTTTTAGGACTAATGCACGAAAATGTTGTATCGGAAGACACATTCGATCTTACTGGAGCACATCAAGGATTTACATTATATTGTTATAACTCGAAAACAAATGCTCAAACACACGACAAAGTTACAGGATTATTAAATACTTATACAGCAACCGTCACTTATGATATTAATAACAATCCAATTAAGTTTGAAATGGTGAAGAATTAATGGTAGATCACAGAACAGTTGGGAGAGGGAGAGTAGGGCATTATTTACCAGTTGATGATGTTACTATAATTAGAAATGAATTCGTTCCTACAATAATTGGAACTATCGTTGATGATGATGTATTAACTGGAACACTTACAGATGAAATAACATTAATAGGGACATTAACTTGTCCTCCTTAAAGGTGATATTATGGGAAATAATGAATGGGAAATGTTTAAAGGAGATAATAAAGACCCTAAAGTGGTTGTTACTCGAAGTAGTGATGGAGCAACTGTAGATATTACAAATGCTCAAGTTGTTTTTACTGTAAAGGAAAATGCTACATCTTCAGCAACAATCATTCAAAAGAAAAATCTTTTAGCTGGTGGAGATGCCACTCAAATAGAGATGACAAACCCAACAAGTGGAGAATGTAAAGTACATATTTTACCAGCTGACACATCAAGTATAAGAGCAAGCAAATATATTTATGATGTACAAGTAGTTTTGTCTCCTTATGGAACACAAACAATAATGAAGGATAACCTTATTATTAAACAAGATGTGACTAACTAATGTTAATTGGTTTAGTTGGATTAAAAAGAAGTGGTAAAGACACCACTGCCGATTATTTAACAAAACATTATGATTTTGCTAAATACTCACTCGCAGATCCAATGAAGAAAGCATGTAAAGAGATTTTCTTATTTTCTGATGAGCAACTTTGGGGAAATGATAAAGAAAGAATTGATCATAGGTATGGTTGCTCTGCAAGAAGAATTCTGCAAATATTTGGAACGGAATTGTTCCAATATAATATATATCATCATATACCAGAATTTAAAATCCCTTCGAGAAAATTGTGGATTTATAGATTTGAACAATGGTATCACAACCTTATGAGTGATTACGCAGCAGATTATGAAATGACTGGAAAATATATCGTTCCTAATGTTGTAATTGCTGATGTAAGATTTGAACATGAGGCAGAAGATATAAGAAAATTGGATGGAATAATAGTGAGAGTTGTGAGGTATCCGTTACCAGATAATAGTGATCAGCATGCGAGTGAAACGGAATTATTAGAAATAGAAGAAGATTATACTCTTTATGGAATGGATAATATACCGACATTGTATAAAGAGATAGACAAATTAATGGAAAAATTAAATATAATAAAGGTGGATTAAATGGGATATATATACAGATTTGTGACACCACAGGCAATATTGATAGCAGCAAGAGAAAAAGCCATTCTCGAAAAAAGGGAACAAGGATATAGAGGGCCAGTTGGAGCAATTCAATTAGGTACTAAAGAAACTATAAAAGCATTTTTGGAATACTTTGATAAGTTAGGAGAAGAAGGTTGGCTTTATTGTGGAACTGCAGAATACCCAGACCTTCCTTATGGTGGATGTTATGTCTTTAGAAAAGAAAAGCAACCAAAAGCTAAAATTTCTAAAATAGGAAGAATAACAAAAGTTGAAAGAATAGATGAACTTCCAGTAACAGAAACTTCTACCATTACAGAAGACGAAGATATTTATGCAGAAGACGAAATATTAGATTTGACTAGCGAAGAGCCAGAAGAATATAAACCAGAAGAATTAATAAATGCTCCAGCAGATGTCGTTAATGATATTTTGTTTAAAAGACAACTAATTGCTTCCGAACAAGATCCAGATTTAGAAAGTGATATTATAGATGAACTAGAAACTGCACAAAGTTCAAGTAGCGAAACTGTTGAACAACCAGAACAAGATTTAAAAATCATAAGACACCAATTGTATGAATTGTTTAAAGTTGAAAATCAAGGCAAGAAAGCAATTTGGTTAGGAAAAGAAACAAAACAATTTCTTGATTGGTTAGATGAAAAAAAATCTAAATACGATCCTTTTTACCAAGCTTATATAGAAGAAACCGACAAACTTCCTATTCACAGAGAAAAGGAAACTGCAGAATATAAACAATGGTTAAAAGATAAGCAAGCTGGTAACAATGCCTAATCTTGAAAGAATTTATAGACCTACAAAATTAAGTCAATTCAAAGGAAACGAAAACATCATCAAGGATATAGAAGCTTTTTTTAAACTTGGTGATATTCCTCATCTCATGTTTGTTGGGCCTCCAGGGTGTGGTAAAACAACACTAGCCATGATAATAGCTAGTCATTTCTTAGGAAGACAAATAAGAATTAATACTCGTGATGGAGATCCAGATTATACTATTTTAAACGCTTCAAGTGAGAGAGGAATCGATGTAGTAAGAGATGTTATAACAGAAAGAGCACGAACAAAGCCTATTGATGTTCCTTTTAGATTTATTCAATTAGAAGAATTTGATTCATCAACAGATGATTTTCAACACGCTCTTAGACCAGTCATGGAAGAAAATGAAGACAGATGTAAATTTATAGTCTGTTTAAATCATATTGAAGGTGTGAAAGAACCAGCCATTATTTCAAGATGTGCAACATTTTTCTTTAAAAGACCTTCAACAAAAGACGCAGCAGATTTATTATTAGAAATAGCTGAAAAAGAAGGAGTTAAATTTGAAGATCCTCAATTAGCTTTAGATATTGCAGAATATTATAAAGGAGATTTAAGACATATTCTAAATGATTGTTTAGAAGCACTAAGAGGATACGATGAAGTTATAACAAAAGAGCATTTGTATAAAGTATATGAAATGACTGGGAGAAGTGTTGCTGAAAGAGTTTTTAAATCCAGCGATCCTCGAAGAAAGTTTTTTGAAATATATAGAACAGAGGCTTTTGATGTTAGAAATTTCTTAGAAGAATATTATGATTTGTTAAATGATCATAGGTTAGCAAGAGCTTTTGCTAAAATTGATGCTCGTCTTAGAATGTATGCAAGTGAAATAGTACAAATTAATTATTTATTTACTATGATAGAACAACACATAAAAGCAAGCACGGTGATAAAAAATGGAACTAGTCCTAAACCTAAAAGACCTTTCTAATAGATTAAAAATAAAAAGAGTATCTAAAGCTCTTTGTGATTTAATGAGGTTAGAAATTATAAGTTTAATATCACAAGGAGATGAAAACTTAAATTATGGAGAGATTTCTAAGAAAGTTGGTAGAAGCCCAACATCAATAACAAACCACATGAATTGGATAAGAAATAGTGGTTTGATTGAAGATTTAGTTGTTGAGGGAAAAAGAGGCAAGATGCAAAAAATTCCCAAATTGAAGCTTAAAAAGATAACAATAAATCTGGTTTAAATGACAGTACGAGTAGCATCTCCAGTTCTTTTACCTTTTGGAAAGGATATTAATATAATAAAAGAATTGTCGGAAAAGAAAATTTACATTTGTCCTCAGTATAAGTTTTGGGGGAAGAATTTGGAAATTCTTATTAATAATACTCCAACTCAATACACAATAAGTTATATGAAAGAAAAGATAAATGATGATTTTTCTGGAATAGTGAAGCCAAGTCAATACTTTAATTTTTTGACAAAAACATTTAACCCATCAACAGCAATTTTCTTAGACAAATTATATCAAATTGAATTGGATAAAAATCATAAAGACATACTCGTTTTGTTATTAACAAAAGAATTTGAAAAATACATGGATGATGTTAATAAATGTAAGAAAATTCATTTTGGAATTGAAGAATTAAATTATATTCTTGATCATCCTAAATCTTATTTTAATATACCAAAAATAAAAAGAATGGATATTAATTTTATAAAACAAGATATAGGAAACAGTAAATTTGCTACTATATATGATTCTATACCTCGAGAATCTCGAATGTATGATGTATATTATTTAGGATTTGTAAGTCTGTTCTCTGGAGTAAAAGAAACTCTGACTTCATGGAGAGATGTGTTAATAAAAACTGCGGACGAAAATTTAATACACGACGGTTTTCTAATTTTAAGAAGTTTTCCCAGAGAATATGAAACAAAAATAAAACACATTCTGGCTAAGAAAAAATTCACAAAGATTTATAAAGAAAATGTTTGGAGAAAGCCAGATTTAACAGTCAAAAAAATATCAAAAGGAATAAAAAGATATTTTTAAAAAGGGTTTATTATGAACGCACATATAAAAAAATTACTAGAAAATTTAGCTAAATCTTTTGAAAAGGATTTGGAGAAAGTAGAGGCATTATTTGAATATGCCAAAAGAAAAATTAGCGAAGAGACAAACAAGAAAGAACCTGCATTAAGTGTTTCGGCTTTACATGCAGTTAGAGCACACTTAACAACAGAACAAGGAAAAGTAGGAAAAGAAATTAATGTAGTCTTTTTTGGTAAAGATCCAAGCAGAGATACTAACGCCTCTTCAATTAAAGAAATTTTAGCTGACTTTTGGAATAATCCAGAATCACGAAAAAAGGTAATTGAAGAAGGAAAAATAATTGTTTTAAAAGTTGCTGATGGAGATCCAAAGAAAGATTTTCACAAAATGTATAAACCACTCGTCACACTTGACGAATATGTGGAAGTTGATGGAGAAGTTGTTCCAACTAAAGGAAAACTCTGGGATCCAACAACAAATGAAGATCCTCTTCCAAGAGACAATAGAACACATTTAGACGAAGAAGGAGAAACAACAAATTGGAACTACACACATCCTTTAAAACCAAATTGGAAAACAACTCTGTTCGGAATAGGATATTTTGAAGACACACCAAATATTATTAAGAAAATTCAAGTAAGATTTTATGGGGATATTGGAGACCCACAATCTGGGCAATTTGTTTGTAAGCATATCTCATTCTTTAAGTCTTATAAATTAAAGGTTCAAGTGGCTGAAAACATGAGCACAGAAGAATGTTATGTTTTAACAGCAAAATCAAAACCAGTATTAGCAGAAGAACCTGGCGCAGACTTAGATGTTGTAACTCTTATGGATGGAATTAATACAAATTGGATGATTCAACAAGAAGCCAAAGGAAATGAACCTAAACCATTAATTCCAATTATTGAATTATCTGATTTAAAAGAATGGCATGTTGAAAGAAGAGCAAGAAAAGACGAAAACGGAGAAATTCTTAAAGCTCCAAGTGGATGGGATTTAACAAATTGGGATGAATATTGTTTAATAGATCAAGTCACATATTTAGGAAAACGACAATTTACTGAAACATACGCTCCAGCAGTAATCCAACATGATTCAACTGGAAGAGAAACAATGTTTGTTAATTATGATGACAATTTAGATTTAGATATTCCAATTCCATCAGATATTTTAATCTGCGTAAAAACTGGAAGAGGAACGACTAAATATGATAGAGAAGCGAAAGCTAAAATCGAAAACTCTGACGATCCAGATTTAAGTATTAGCATTTGTGGTACTAAGACATTAATGAGTTACGAAAAGATTGAGTTTCCAAAAGAATTAACTGGAGATTTGTAATCTCCTTTTATTTTAGGTGATTTAAATGTTTAAACAATTTCAAAAACCAGTAGAAGAAGCCGTTGCTAACGACACTATTAAAGAAACAATAAACTATCGACCACTATCCAAAGCAAAGTTCGGCTTAAATATCGCTGTTTTAGGACAAGATATGTTAGGAAAAAGTTTATTATCTTATATGTTTGGATATTTTAACAGCAAATATATTTCAAAATTAGATCCAGAAGAATTTCCTAATACTATTGAACTCCTAAAAGGAGGATATATGCCAGAAGTAGAAAGGATAGTTGTCTTAGATTTGGATAACTCATTTGAAAAAAATTCAAGTAGAGGAACTTTCTACGACTTAACTCATCCTTTAAGAGAGATAACTTATATTGACACTATTTATATTCCAAAAAGACAAAGCAAAGCTAAGGAAGGGACAGTTGTTAATGTAAGATCAGAAGAACTCTTCAAGGCAAAGAGAAAAGTTGAAGACGCTATTGATGTGGCAATGGAAGATTATGGAGAAGGAACATTATTCATAATCGATTCAATGTCTTCTTATTATGAATGTTTGAATGACATGTTCTCAATTGTTTATGAGGCAGCTTTTGGTAAATCAGCATACTCGAAAGTAGATCAGCAAAACCAATATCAAATAAGAAACGCTTGGTGGGCTGAAACCATGAAGAAAAAGCGTAATTTTCCAGGTTGGCAAATAGATACAATTAAAGTGATTGAAAAACCAGACCACTGGAAAAAGAAAGGGCAATCTGATTTCAACTTCAAATGGGCAGAAGGATCTGGAAATAACCAATTTAATTTAGACCAAATCTATTGGATAAAAAGAGATAGTGATGGCTTAGCTTATTTTGATATAGTAAATGCACGATACAAAAGTTTGATTGAAGCAGAAAATATGGGAATTTATTATCCTTTAAAGAAAAGAACTGCTCCATTTGTGTTCATTGAACAAATGGCACCTTACTTAATAAGCGGACAAGTTAATGATGAAGAACTATGGTAGATTGGGAAAAGGACTTAGTTACCAGAATAGATTTAACTATTGAACTTTTAGGTATAGAAGACAAGGAAAGTGTTTTCGTAAATAGAAATGGAGTAATCCAAATAATACCAAGATTCTGTCGTTGTTGTGGTGAAAAAATATGGTAAAATTCTATATTAAAGCAAAGGATTTAAAAAATTTAATTGATGGAGTTTCATGTAAAGGAACTCTTCAATTTAAATCAAAAGGTAAAACAGAAGCTCCACTTTTTGGAGCTTTTTTTATTGATGTAGATAAAGCAAATAATAAGATTAGCGTTCTAACTATTGATACTTTCTTCTCACAAATTAAACAATATGCCGAAGCAAATGCAAAGGTAGAAGAAGAAGGAGTTATCGAAGTTACAGATAAAAAATATTTCGATAAATTATTTTCCTCAATTGATTTAGAAAAACCAGTCTCAGTTGAATCTGATGGCAATGTTATAATTGTAGAAAATCAAGATGGAGATTGGTATAGACGAAGAATTGTTGGAGATAAAAACTTAGATGAAGTTAATGAGAAAATGAACCAATTGTTTGATTGGATGAAATCACACGAACTAGTCGAAGTTATAGCAGAAGATGAATTAGGAAATGCTGTAAAAAGAAAAGTTTGGAAATTTACAGTTCCACAAGGTTCTGCTACATATCCTATGAGAATAAAAACAAATAAGAAAAATCTCCAAAAGTTTGTAGGAGATGCGATTAATTTAACAAAAGACAATGATACTATTATAATTTCTAAAGATGGAGAAATAACAATCCATAGTGGAAAGCCAAACTCAACTAATCAATCAAGACACAGATTAGAATATGAGAATATTGGAGAAGAAATAATAGATTTTGCTGTAAAATTCTCGGCACTCCAAGCAATTGTTCCAAATCTTCAAGACGAAGTTATTCTTAATTTTAGAATGACTGGAGGAAAAACAATCGTCTTAAGAATAGAATCAATGAATAAAACATTTTATCAAATAATTTCAATAGGTTCTCAAGATAAAGACGGCGTATTGTACGATAACGAAGAGTGATTTATATGTTAATGAAATTTGTACCTAAAAAGTGTCCAAATTGTGATGGCAAAGGTTTTATACCTTGGACAGAAGAAGGAGATATGGGGACTGGTGGTTCTTATAAAACAACCATCCAAACCATGTGTCATTCTTGTTATGGTACTGGAATAGTTTATGAAATGGTGTATGAAGAATGGGACGGAAATTAAGTGAAATATTTTTAGGAAATGTGTTAATTGTTTTAGCTCTTATACCTATGGTTATATGCTTAAACAGTCTAACTGAAATGTTTCCTTATCCAATTTTTTGGACAATAGTTTCGATTTTGCTATTGTTAGCAATTTCTTACTTAACATACAAGTATGAGAATAAAAAATGAAATGTCCTCGATGTAGTGAAGGAGAAATTAAAGGAGGCACTGGTGTTTTATTTTGTCCAGCTTGCCACTCTATTTTTAGCACACAAATGGATTATTTGTATTCATATAAAGAGTATAGATGGGACGAGCAAGGAAACGAATTATGAAGCTAAAAATAATGAACTACACATATTATAATAACAAATCGGAGAATAAAAATTACAATGCTCCGATATTAATTTTTCTTTGTAGAGATGAGAATAGAAACTTTCACATGGTTTTTGTCTGTGATAAAGAGAATCTTGCTCCAGAGATGTATATTCCTTTTGAGGAAAAATTCATTGCTGAAAGTGAAGAGATTATTACAAAGATAGAAGATTCTCCAGCATCCAACTATGGAGAAAAGGTTGTCAGATTAGAAACAACTTTTCCATGGGAAGTTAAAAAATTAAGAAAGAATTTCACACATACCTATTTGAGTGATATTAAATGGGAAAAAATGTGTGTAGAAAAAATGGGATTACAAACTCCTTATATTAAAGTTCCAGATGACTTTAATGAAAGATGGTTAAAAGTAGAAGATGTTGAAGAATTACCAGACGATGAACACTTCTATGTTCCAATTAGATGGATAGGATGGGACATAGAAACAAATGTTGAAATAATTTGGCCGACATTCAATGGTTGGCAAGATGCTGAGAAATGTGAGATAATAAGTATAACAGCTTATGATTCTTATGATAAAGTTTATGATATATTTTTCTGGCACAAAGATGTTATCAATGGAAGAGTTTTGTTATGGAAAAATTGGGAAAGAAAAGGACAATACTATGTTCCAGCCTTAAAAAAAATAAGAGAATATGCCAGAAAAAATGATGTTTATATTCACGAATTCAATAACGAAGTTGATATGTTAAAGGGATATTTTGATTATTATGCGTCTAAAAGACCAGATGCGCAATTCGGTTTTAATTCTGAAGGAGGATATAGAATTTCAACAAGAAAAGGATTGTCTCGTAAATATTGGTTTGATGGATTTGATATGCCTTATTTATATCAACGCTGTAAAAAATTAGGATTATTAGAAGATATTAAAAAGATGTCTCCATTGCCAAAATTTGTAAATGGAGTTAAGTGGAGAGCAGATGGAGACAGACACTCCGTTCAAATAGAAGGAGTTTGTCAAATTGATTTTATATTCACAAATGAAATTTTTCAATATCACAAGAAATTTGATGAGTTTAGAGAAGGAAATCTTCAAGGATATATGAGTTATTTCTTAGGATTTGGAAAGGTTGAACATCAAGAACAGATCTGGGAAATGTGGAAAAATAAAACAGAATCTGATTACGATCCAACTAATCCAGAATTGGTTGGAGTAAAGAAAAGAAGAAATTATGTTATGGAGATGTTTGAAGATGGGAAAAAAATGGAACAAATTTAAAGACAAATGTGAAGATTTTTGGTGGGATCACGACGACGATGTGAAAACAGCATGCAAAGTAATTGCTGGTTTTTTCGTATTAATTATGATAGTTGTTGGATTTATAGGTGTAATGAATGCCACCATAGAACAAACAGAAGCACTAGATAACACTCTTCTTATAGAAGGATATGTTGATGGCAAGAGATTAGGTGGAGATACTAATACACAATATATTTTATCTATAAATGGGACTGAAGTAGAAGTCGATAAAGAATATTACTTTCTAGTGAATATTGGAGATTATGTTAAGGTTTACGAAAGCGGACGAGTAGAAATAATCGAGGAACCATAAATGTGGGAACTTTGTTATATGGGTGGAAGATGGGTGTTAAGATGGAGAAGTGGTATTACAAAAGATACTCCAAAATGTCCAAATTGTGGTGTTTATTTGGAAGTCTTAAAAGAAGGTGTTTATCGCAAACAATCACATGAAAATACTTTTAAATGCCCACAATGTTATTATATGTTAAATATATACAAACCAGAAGAAAAATGATAATCGGTATAATTGGTAGTAGACGAAGAGATTCGCGTGAAGATTATTGGACACTCCGTAACAAAATTACTGATTTAGAAATAAAAGACAAAGACCTTGTAACAAAAATAATAACTGGAGACTGTAAAACTGGAGGAGACAAATTTGCGAGAGATTATGCTAACCAGTTTTGGACACTAAAAGTAGAATTAATTGTCAAAAAAGTAGATTTTCCTGCGTTTGGTGCTCCTTATTATGATTATGTTAAGGCTTATTATAAGCGCAATGAAGAAATAGCTAAAGAGGAAATGGATTATCTTATCGCATTAGTCGCACCAGATAGAACTGGTGGAACAGAAAATACAATAAAACATTTCAAAAAACATCATAAAGATTGGGAAAAGAAGTTGATTTTAATATGAAAGAGTGTTTTATTTGTAAAAAAAGTAGTTTTGATGATAATAACATACAAGTTAATGTATGTTTAAAATGCTTTGTGGAAGATTTCCTAAAATTAGTTTTGGAAGACCCTCCAAGAAGTGTTAAGGAAGCAACAAGTATTTACGAACTTCTTCTGAAAAAAATTGGTGAGTTTAAATGAATTTAATAACTAGAATTGCAACAAAAATAGTAGTAAAATTACAACATCCGAGATATATTGGTTGGTGTTATGCCGCATACAAATTTTATAGATATGTATTAGGTTATCACAAATATAAAGCTTGGAAAGGCGCATTTTTGTTAAATAATTTACGAACTACTTTTAAAAGGTGAGTTTAAATGAAGATAAAGGCAAAAGTTATAAGTGATGATAAATTTCTCACACTTAGAGAATTGGATGAAGCATTTATGAAAGGAACATTGTTTTATCTTGAAACAATGAAATGGAAAGAAAAGGATGATGGTTTAGAAATAATAATTTTATTGAGGGATTATCCAAATGCTGGAATTTACGATTCCTTTCAAGCAGAAAAATAAAAGGTTTAGAAAATGTGAAGAATGTGGTAAAAAGAAATTCACATCTAAACTATATGATGTTTATGATACTGGATTAAATTACTATCAACAGATAATTTGTTGTAATAAATGTTTAAAGGAAGCAAAAGAGCGTTGTAAAAATGATTTGTGAGAAACTATTAGATTATAACTTAGTTGATGTTGAAGGATTAGTTCTTTTGAATGAAGAATTTGGTCTTATAGAAGATCAATTTGAACAAGCTCAACTAGTTGTAGCTCCTCCAGAAGATGGTATTTACACTTCTAAAATGCACGACCACGACATGATTAAAGACTTCCGAAACGAAATGGTTTTTGATACTAAATATCAAAATTGGAAGAGAGAGCCATTAAAAGGAAAGAAACAAATCGGGGAAAAATTCTTAATTACTCTAAAAGAATTAGAAGACCAAGCAAAAAGAAGAGGATTGGTAGTAGAATATAATTCTCTTGAAGATATTCATAAAGTTGGAGGATATGTACCTCCTCCATTGAGAGCTGGAACATTTGTTTGGGTATGTGTCATAGATTTCAATAAACAATATCCAAATGCTATAATGAGCTCGAATGCGGGAGTGAGAACTCTCGTCGAATTTGTTGAGGATTTAGGAGATAAAATTCTCGGCTATAGTATAAATGAGAAAGGAGAAAAGTTTTTAGGAGAATGGGACAAAAAAGATTTAATAGAAACTCCTATTGCATATTTTAGAAAAGATGTTCTTTCAGTTAATAGAAAGAAATTTCAAAAATGGTTAAGGTTTAGAGTTGAGGCTCAAAAGAGAGCAAAGGAATACCTTAAGAAAGTTCAAGATCAAGATGATCCTTTATATAAATTATTAGATGGAAAGCAGTTTAGAATAAAAATATTCACAAATGGTGGATTTGGAATAATGGGCTATCCTAAGGATAGAAATTATTCTCAAATTATTTTTAATTCTTGTACTCTTATGTGTCAAGATTTAACAATGAATATGATTAAAATTATAAACGATTTAGGTTATGATACTGTAGGAGGAGATACAGACTCGTGCTTTCCTATATTACATGCTGACAATTTAGAAGATGCCATAAAAGAAGCTAAGTGGCTTGCCTCTGAAGTTAATAAGAGAATTGATAAATATTTGGACGAAGTTTATAACATTCAAGAGCACACCATGACTGTTGATGTTGAAACAATTTCGGATAAATTTATAGTTAAAGCGGCAAAAAATTATGTTAAAAGAAATCTTTACAGAGATGGGGTTATTTTAGAAGAGCCACAATTAGAAGTCAAAGGCATCGAAATGAAGAAAAGTAATACATCACGATTGGCTTCTGATATGCAACAAACTATATTAAATATTCTATTAGATTCACAAACAATTAAAGAAGACTTTGAATTGTTAATGAATGTGTTAGATAAGAATATTCATAAACTTCCTTGGGATTATGTAGCACCAAAAGGAGCTATAAATAATGATATGGATCATTATAAAGAGGGACATTATAATTCAAGAGGAGCAAAGAATGCCAGAAAATATTTCAACAAACATATTTTGCCTGGAGAAAATCCTTTTATTCTCCCATTTAAAGAATTTCCAAAGAAGTTAAACGGTCACTTTGTTTCTCCTTATAAGAGAGGAGAAAGTTTTGTTTTATCATTTGACAAAGAAGACATCCAAAAAATACAAGAAGCTGGATTTATTCCAGACTGGGAAGATTTAAAGAGAAGTCAATTAAAAATGAAGTCAGATCCTTTTCTTAGTTTATTAGATACTGATTTCTATAAAGCAGTAGCGCAAACAAAAGTTAGTGATGATATGCAATTATGAGTGGAATTATGGAAGATGTAGAAAAATTCTACAACGACATGAAAGAAATACTTATGAATATTATTGATGTCTATTATGGACAAGACATTATTGATATAGATAATGTAATGGAAAAATTTGAAATGTATTTTGAATGAATATAGATAAAGACGATATAGGCGGACTTAAACCATATTTCTTTTTATTGAAAATAAAAGAAGATTTGGAAAAAATGAATTGGTTTTGTCGTTATTGTTATAAATTAAAAAAGATACTCGAAACTTATTTTGATGATTATGAGGACATTTAGAATAAAAATGGTAATAGAAGAGTTTGATGAAACATTTGGATTTACAACAATCCATGAAACAATAAATACCGCTATTGGGGTACAAAAATTAAAACACTATATAATATCTGCAAAAGTTTGGGCAGAAAATTTTATGGAGAAGGAGATAGAAAATGGACAAGTGTAAAGGATGTATGTGTCATTATCACGATGAAGAACTTGGATGGTATTGTGTAGCTCCTGTGTGTATAAAAGATTATAGCTACGATCCAGAAACAAGAATATATACTCTCATTGATAAATCTGAGTGGAAAACAGAAAATCCAAAATTATTTGAATATGATTCCAAAAATAAAATAGTGGATGTATTTGTTAGAAAGGATGATAGTTGTCCATTTCCATTTCATAGTGAGAATTGGTATCATCAAGGATTTTATCTTGGTGATTTTTTAAATAGATTAAGAGAACTCCTTAAGAATTTTAAAGGAGAAGATGGTAAATGCCCTGTTTGCACACATTCTACCGAAAAGGTTTATTGGTATGATTCCGATTTTTGGGGGAATGGCGAGGCTACTAAGACTGGTGAATGTGTGCTTTGCGGGGCAAAAATATATAAAGTATTTAAATTTGTAGGAATTGAGTTGCTTGAATAATGTGGAATGTTGGAGATCAAAACACTCCAAGAATTTACCTCTCAAGAGGAGTTAACGCAAGAGATGATTGGGAAACTCCAAAATATTTTTTTGATTTATTAAATGAAATATTTGGATTTACTCTTGATGCTGCGGCTTCTCACAGTAACCACAAATGTGACAAATATTATACAATCCAAGAAGATGGAATATTACAAGACTGGGAAGGAGAAACAGCGTTTTGCAATCCTCCTTTTAACGAAATCTCTATGTGGGTTAAGAAGTGTTATTCAGAAGGACAGAAAAAAGACACAACAGTTGTTATGATTTGTCCAGTAAGAAGTGACACTGATTATTGGCACGAATATATTATGAAAGCTCACGAGGTTTGGTTTGTAAATAAAAGAGTTAACTTTCTTAGAGATGGCAAAGAGGTTAAAGGTTCTACATTCCCATTATGTGTAATAGTTTTTAAAAGAACATTAAATAAAACACCGAAAATTAGGAGCTTTGATCATAAATGAGTGAAGAAGAATTAATACATTCTATTGCCGACCATTTAGCGAATCCCCCAAACTATGAACAGAAAATAATGGAAGTTTGTGGGTGTGGTTGTTCAGAACAGTGTTCATGTTATCAAAAAATGATAGAACTTGTTGATATATATGGTTGGACAATTAAAATGAAAAAAACAAAATCAACCACAATAGATGTTAAAGATATTAAATTTACAATTACAGCAGAATGGTATGAATATGTATGAAAAAATATAGAATAACTTTTAAGAAAATGCCTCATTCTGAATTTATACCAACTGATGATCCATTAACTAATGGACATTTAAGAGAAGTAGCAATAGAATGTTTGAGAAATCATTTACATTATTTAGCTGATTTACCAGAAAAAGAATTTTCAAAACTTACAACTGAGTATGAGTATGATGACGGGTTATAAAGAAAATCCAAAAACAAAAGGTAGTGGTATTGTTTGTGCGATTCCACAAACGGGTCGTTGTCCAAACGAATGCGAAGATTGCTTTTTCCAATCTGGAAGAAGTTATTTAGAACCATTAGACGAAAATTTACCTAATATGCCAATGAATCTTATGGATAGAATTGTTCGCGTAAACGATGGGAACGATAGTAATGTAGATAGAGAAGAAGTATTAAGAGCTACTCAGCACTATATATTCAAATTTTATAATACAGCTATACCAAATAATTTAGAAGGATTTGAAGAGCCAGTAGTTTTAACAATTAATCCTGGCAAAATGACTAATAAAGGATTTTATACGCTGTATGATATACCAAAGAATTTAATGTTTGTAAGAATTAGAACTAATATGTGGAATTTGCATTTGGTTTTATCAGCAGTAAAGCATTATACGGAGAGAGAAGTTCCAGTAGTTCTAACATTTATGGCATATTTTGACACAGCCGATAACATACCAGAATCTTGTAGGCAATATTATACTTTTAGAAAGAGAACAACAAATTCTTACTGGGCTATTACAACTGAAGGATGGGAGATTATTATGAACTATTTTAAATATAATAAATGGGTTCATAGTTGTGGTAAAATTGAGGGAGAAAAAGGAGACACTCATTGTAGATTTTGTGGAAACTGTCTAAGAGAATATTATGCGACATTGGAGAGAATGAAATGCGAATAGGACAATCATTAATAGGTTGGTATGGAGGAAAGTTTAATTTATTAAAACATTTCTTGCCGTTTCCAGCTCACACAACATTTATAGAAGTATTTGGAGGATCTGGAGTTGTTTTATTCAACAAAATTCCTTCGGAAATAGAAGTCTATAATGATATTAATTCCAGATTAATTAACATGTGGCAAGCCATCAAGATAGACAGAAGAAAGTTTATAGATTTTGCCGCTAATGAATATGGAATAGATAGCAGAGCGCTATTTGATTACGCTAAGAACAATATTGCTGATGATAAGATAGAAGACGCAGCAAGATTTTATTATATAAATCGCCACTCGTTTTCTCAAATGAATGAATCTTATCACGGAATTTCATTTAATGGAAAAGAACATTGGCATACTCCTTATCTCAATAAATTAAAACAAATAGAAAAATATTACGAAAGAATTAAATTTGTTCAACTTGAAAACCAAGATTTTAGAACTATTATGAAGAGATGTGATAGAGATGGAGTATTGCTTTTTGTAGATCCTCCTTATTTTAAAGGTGGAGAAGTTTATGAGCTTATGGTTGGAATGGATAAAGAAGAAAATTCTTGGTCTTTAAAAGAATTTGAAGATTTAAAAGAACTATTATTAGGTTATAAGAAAGCCAAATTTGTTTTAACTGTTGATAACAAGGAATTCTTTCATAGCGAAGATTGGTTTTATCAAGAGGTTGAAAGAATTAATGCAGCATCCTTTTGTGTAGGTAAAGAGAAATCAAAGGATATTGAATATGTCATAAGGAATTTTGATCCAGCAACCACTCCAACAATGGAAATTTACGAGAATAAAGTTACAGATGATATGGAATTATGAGTGTTAAGAAAAAAATATATTTTGCTCATCCGTTCTCAAAAATGGGAACGAAGAGAGAAGAAATGATTATAAAAATTCTGGAAGAAAGAGGGTTTGAAGTCATAGATCCTTTTATAGGAGAAGATGAACTGTGCAGAAAATATGGAGTTTCTTATTACTATCAAAAACCGATGTTACAATTTGCTAATGAAATAGTATATAGAGATTTCAAAATGGTAGATGATTGCGACGCATTGTTTGCTTGGCTTCCAAAGACATCTGTTTGTTTAGGAACGGTCAGAGAACTCGATAGAGCATTAAGAAAAGGCAAAGAAACAATTGTCATTCATCATAAGCCAAATCCTTTCTTAATAGATGTAGATATTTTGTATTTAAACTATAACGATTTTAAATGGGATGTACCCTATAAGTGGAAAGAGAAATGAATATTATTACAGAATTTGTTAAAGAATTTGGAGAAGCAGTAGAAGAAACAAGTGATAAAATTATTGTGGCTTCCTCTACTAGAATCGAGGCATTAGTCGATAATGATAAATTCTTTAATGAATATGATAATAATCTTCATAATTATCTAAAAAACCTTCCTAAGAAAGAGCAAGGAAAATTTCAAACAGTTAAGATAAATTCTTCCTATTTTGATATAGACAGAATTAAAAAAATACTTGAAATGTTCGTTGGTTCAAATTCATTTGAAGGCAAAGTTTATAGAGTAAATAAACATAATTTTTTATATATAAAAATTGATTCTTCATACGGAATTATTATAGCCGAAAAGAAGAAAAAATATGTGGGAGATTCTCCTCACGAAATTATTTATAATTGGCACGAGATATTTTTAGAACAAACATTTAGTAGTGATATGATATTATGAAAATACCAAAAGAATTACAACAAAGAGCTGGAAGAGGTAAAAAACAAAAACCGCCATTAGCAAAACAATTTAAAGATTATGTTCCAGTACAATGGAGATTTCAATGGGGATTTGTTAAAAACAAGTATGGAACTCTTTTAGTTTATGAGCCGAAAAAATTCATACCTAAATATGCTGATTTGTCTTATCAACATAACATAGTTAAGTTATTAGAAAATGGAAAATATGAATGTTTTGTTGATGTTGGAGCAGCATTTGGTTTGTTTCCTTTGATAGCTTCACATTATTGTAAAAAGATAATAGCTTATGAAGCATTACCATTTAGATTTGGATTACTACTCCAAAATATGGCTCATCTTCCAAAAGTTGAATGTAGATACGCTTATGTTTCACAAAAAGAAGATACTCCTAAGATGGGAGATCCTTTTCAAATGGTTAAAAGAACGGATGAAGAAAGTTATAATATTCCTCTCGTCACATTAGACGAAGAATTAAATTTCTTAATTCCAATAAAAGCTCCTCCAGAAGATTGTGGATGTAAATTAAAGTTACCAAAACCTATGAGAACCTTAATTAAAATTGATGTTGAAGGAAACGAATTAAAAGTTTTGAATGGTGCGACAGAATTATTAAAACAACCACATATTCATTGGACAATAGATGTTCATCCATACCAAAATGTTGAAATAAAAGATGTAAAGAAATATTTCATTGGAAGAGCAATGGAAGCAGCAGGAAATAATAATGTAACATTTAAGAGGTTTAAATAATGGGATTTCCAACAAAAGAAAGCCAAGCAAGATACAAAATATATAAGGCGGCATGGGATTTGTATTTAATGGCTACAAAGGTTGATAAAGATGCCGCAAAAAAATTAAGAGAAGAAATAGATTCTGCTTTAAAAGTATTAGAAGAGAGTGATCCATTTGGTTAATATAATTATAACAAGCGAAATGAGAGTAGGTAGTAGATGGTTACACTATCTGCTATCAGAATTACTCCACATGAAAGTAAGTCCAGAATTAGATGTATCAACATTACCAAAATCTGCTTCTATTGTTAAATTTAGATTTAAAGATAACACAATTGTAAAATTTCACCATGCACTACCATCAGATATTTTTAGTGCTATACCTACAAAAGATTGTGTTGTTATAGCTGTTGTTAGAAATCCAAGAGATAGAATAGTATCTTGGACATTTCATCAAAGATTTAAGCCACAAGGACAAGGATGGTTACCATTAAAGAACGCAAAGACAGACGAAGAAGCTGTTAAAACTGCATTTTATTCACATTTTAGAACTGATGCTGATAAAAATCAAGAGATATTAATGCAACCTAAATTCAGTACTAAATTTGTAGAAGGTAAAAAAGCTGTGGGTAGTTATATTTGGACAAGTTATCACTGGCTTAAAAACAATTTATTTAGGGAAATTAAAACGATTGTTAGATACTTAGGATTAAACATAAAAGATAGTGAAATAAAAAGGGTTTGTTTAAAACATAGCTTCCAAAGAAGAGCAGGAAGAGCACCAGGTGAAGAAGTTAGAACAAACGAATGGTTTAGAAAAGGAGAAGAAGGCGATTGGGAAAATTGGTTTGATGAAAAAATGGTTGCAGAAAGCGCAGATAGCGATAAAAAATACTGGGATGCGATAAAAAGTGAGGAGGGAAACACTTAAAAAGACTATGGTGTATAGAGTAACATCATTTGTTGTAGCAATGTTTATTACATTTTTATTTACTGGTAGTCTTGAAATATCAATAGGATTAACAATCGTATTGGAAACAACAAAATTTATACAATATTATTTATTTGAAAAGAAGTGGAACAAATGGAAGAAGTCAAAGGAGAATATATAAGTAAGGATTTTCCATATATATCTAAAAGTAAAATAAAAACACATCTTTATTATTGTCCTTATCTGAGTTGGACTAAATATTTCCTTAAAGAAGAGAAAGGAGTAATGGGTATTAGATGTGATGTTGGTACTGATACACATTTAATATTTTCTGAATTTTGGAAATATGTTGATGGAGATTATATATTTGATAATTTAAAAATAAACCCAGCAATAGAATTAGATAATAATCCTGTAACTCATTATTTTTATAGTATTTGTATGACACTTACTCCAGAATACGACAGAGAAGTACATGTCTTACAAAGAATATTCTGGAAATTTTCTCTATTACACGCAGCAAGATTCTTATATCTACATTCTCTTTTTAATGGAAACAAGTTTAAAGTTTGGGAATATTTCAAACCATTAGAAATAGAAGAATTTTATATTGATGATCTTTTTGAAATATTTGGAACTCTTGATATTGTTTTTAGAGAAATAGATGAACAACTTAACGAAGGAATATTTGTTGCAGATTATAAAACTGGTAATATTCCAGCTTCTGTTAAAAGAGGGCCTAAAAATATATCAGATGATACTTCTGTTAAATTACCTCCTAAGTTTATGTTTGAAATACATTTCTATGGTTTATGTTTTCTATTAAAAAGAGGATGGCGCTTTACAGACGAAAGAATTAAAAGATTTGTTATTGATGATGAATATAAGGACGAACACGGATGGCATAAGTTTGGTTTAGGAAAAACAAAAGAAGAACAACAAGACATTGATGACGCTAAAAGAAAATATCTTACAACAATAGATCATAAATTAAAAAGAAAAGATATAAAAACAAACAAACTTGTAACATTTAAACACGGAGGAATCACACTTGGAATAATATTTCTTAGTGGAGATCCAAACATAGATGTTCCAGTCGTTGCTAAAAAGAAATTTACTTATTCTTCATTCAAAACAGTGTTGTATAAAATAAATGCAATGAGACAAATTTATTTCAATAGAGATAATGATGAATATTATTTAATAAGAGAAATGAAGACAAGACCAGAATATAATGAATATAGATGTGTTCATTGTTCTCGAAATGAAAGATGTTTAAAAGAAATAGAAGAGGCGTTTGCTCGTGGCGAATAGATGTCCAAAATGTAAAAAGAAAAACCCAAAATTCATACAATGTTTTGCAAGAGAAAATGGTATAATAAGATTTGGTTTTCAATGCAAAAAATGTGGTCACAAGTTTGAAACGACAAGTTACGAGAGGGAGTTATAGTGTGTTCATCGAAACAGGAGTCTCACAACGAGTTCCTTTTAGAAGGATGTTTGACAGTGAGCGACTTGCAATTCAAGATTTCAACAAATACAAACATTACTCGAATGTTTATCACAGTGTTTATTGGTTCAGGGAAAGAGAAGAAAAATTTGATACACATGGAAATTTCATTAGATGGGGGCCTGACTATAATACAGCAGTTATTACAAGAATTAATCTTGACCTCGATTCCTTCAAAACGATTAGGCTTAATGGGTCGACTATTGAAGTCTATACTGACGAGGGAGTAGAATCAATATTGAGGTTTGCTGATTGGTGTGATAAACATAATTATATGAGACAATATATTTTTAGTGGAGGAGGATTCTATGGTCAAGTTAAAGCCAGTGGACATCCTTTAAAGCTAAGAGATGGAATGCTACATCTTGGAGCAGAACTAGGACTAGAAATCGATCCAGCGACTGTTGGAGATACATCAAGAATGATGAGAGTTCTTAATTCTTTTAACTTTGGAGAACATAGAAAATGTTTTTGTATTCCACTCTCAGAAGACGAAATTCACCTCTCTTATAACAAAATTCATTCTCTTGCTCAATCTCCAAGATTTAGACAAAGATACATCTATGGAGAAGAAACATTTAGTTTAGATAGATTTAAAATAGATGAATATAAAATCGAAAAGAAACAATTGTTTATAAGTATAAAACAAAATCCTAATGCAGAAAAAATATTAGAAAAATATGGTTGGCAAACAAATGATTTTTGTGACACCATTAAACATATTATAAGTAAAGAGTATGTAGGTCATTATTTAAGATATGAACTACTTAAATATTTAAGGAGTGTAGTTTTTATGGAAATAGAAGACGCTGTTAATCTAATAGCCGCATTATTAAAAGAAGAAGGAATACACTCTTTAGCAGAAGGACAAGCAAGATATGTTTATACATATAACAGAGTTTTTAATCCTAAAAAATTAAAAGCTATGGGAATTTGTCCTCCTAATTGCCATAAATGTATGAGGTTGAGAAATATATTATGAGTATAGATTTTGAAAAAATGTGGGAAAAACTACAAAAACTTGCGTCTTTAATAAGAGAAAAGGATGGTTGGAGTTGTGATCTATCCAGAATAGAAGACGATGAAAAAAATGGAATATTTCTCAATATTTACCAAAAAAAGGAACAAAAATTAAAAGGCGATTATTTTGCTTGAAGGAAAAATTATATGGTTTTGGGGTTTGTCTGGAAGTGGAAAAACTACTTTAGCCGACAAACTCTGTAATAAATTGATGTATAAATTAAGAACTGCAGAACAAGAAGGACAAATTGGTGTAGTTTCTGACATCCAAAGATTAGATGGAGATATTGTAAGACAATCTCTCACAAAAGATTTAGGCTTCTCAATAGAAGACAGATTTGAACATATAAGAAGAGTGGCATTTGTGGCTGATTTGCTTTCAAGACACGAGGTTTTGGTTATTTGTTCTTTTATAACTCCTCTTAAAGCAATGAGAATGTTTCTTAGAGAATATCTAGGAGACAGATTAATTCTTATTGAGTGTAGATGTCCTCTCGAAGAGTGTATGAGAAGAGACCCTAAAAAATTATACAGAGCTGCGCTTTATGGTAAAATAAATAATATGACTGGATTAACTTCTCCTTTTGAAGCAGGCCCAACAAATTATCCAGCAGGCACTACTGGAGAAACAATTGTTAGTACATATTATTGGAACGAAGAACAGTGTTTAGAACAAATAATAAATTATTTAAAAGAGAAGAAATATTTATGAGCGAAAAATATTATGCTTTGAAAATTGAAAATTCAGATCACGCCTTGCTTTTTCATTTTACATTTACTCCAGAAGAAGCAAAAAATACTAAAGTAAGTATCGGAACAATAGAAAGCGTGTTGCCTCATGGTCTTTTAGGAGAGGAACACCACATAGAATGTAAAACAATATCAATAATTGGTATGCACAGGCAGGCGTATAAAGATGATCAAGCTTTGTAATCTTATAAATGATATAAGAGAAGGCATAGACGATATTCAACTTATGCCAGATTCAGAATTACACTATGAATATGTAAGAGACAAATTAAATCAATTAGAAAAAACTTTAGTTCAACAAGGAGAAATTTTAAAAGAAATAGCAAAATTTCTAACTTGGGATGATATGGAAAAGTGGTATGAATGATTGTTATAGATAGCAGAGAGCCTTCAGAAGTTTTTGAGGCTTTTGAAGAAAAAGGAGTGCCTTATATTAAGGCGGCACTAAACTTCTACTCTTGCAAAGAATGTAAGAAAGTGGATTTTGTAAAATTTGAAGTTTGCCCAGAATGTGGAAGTAAAGATATAATGGTAGAAGACGCTGGAGACTTCACAAACACAACAAGATCATTCTTAGTTGAAAGAAAGACAGAAGGAGATTTCATTGGTTCAATGTTAGATAAATCCCTTCAACAACAAGCGGCAAGAATGGCTAAATATTTTGGTGGATGGAAGTTTGTCTTCTTAGAAGGATTTATTACAGTTATGGTTGATAATCCTTATAATCAAAAAATTAGACCTTGGATAAAATCAATGCGTGTTTATCTTAGACAATTCGATATTTGTATGTGGCAAATGGATGACATATATATGTTGATTGATGAACTTGTCAGATTAGATAAGAATGCTGGTGAAGATCCAAAAGTTTATGATAAAGTAGATGATAAATATTCTGGATGGTCAGATAGCAAGAAAATTGTTTGTAAATTAGTTGATGTTTCTGATAAAAAGGCAGATGTTTTATTAGAAGAGTTTAAAACTCCTTGGGATATATTTAATGCAATTATGAGCTCAAAAATTCTCTATACCAGAACTGGTAATCCTAAAGGAGTTTCTGGGCCGTTAGCAAAAGTAAAAGGATTTGGGCATAAATTTGTAACAAAAAATCAAGACATGTTGTTAAATAAAGATGGAAATAAGTGATGTTAGAAATTATATTGCACAGGAATGCCTTCAGTTTGTCAGATATGGCAAAGGTAATTTAATTTTTAACACATTTACTGGTTCTGGAAAAACAACAACAATTTTAAAAACACTTTATGAAAGTGAAGATGGATTCACATGGATGTATTTTGCGCCTTACCACAAAGTTATAGAAGAAAACATAGAGCTTTCGAGCGTTATAGACTTTTATAATTTAGTACATTTACAAGCGAGAAAACATGTTTGTTTATCAAAAGAATTTAGAACATTAGCAGAAAATAAAATAAATATAGCTCCATTTTGTGAAAATTTTTGTACTAAGAGAGATGATGGTTGTCCTTATTATGAAAACTTAAGAATATTGAGAGAGATGCCAACCTGTTTTGCTGGAGTTCATTCACATATACCAACTCTTTTACAAACTCTTTTGTATGAAAAATGGTCTAATAAATGTTTATTTAATTATTATGATGTTATTATAATTGATGAATTTCCATTAAGCACTATTTATAATCAAATTTCGATAACAAAAAGAGATATAGATTATTGTAGAGATGTGTTAGAATTAACACAAATTCAATCTAATGAATCAGCTGTTTTAATGATGATGTTAGACCAGCTCTCATTGGCTACCGATGCTATTGAAATAAACTATGAAAAAATATATCACATTGTAGAGGGTATAAGAGGATTAAACTTCGATAAATTTAAAGAACAATATGATATTGAAATATTAAATCTTATAAGAAAAAAGAGAATTTTATCACCTCCACAAGAAATATTACATTATTTATCGGAGATACACAAAGTAAAACCTTCTGTTGAAAAATTGAGATGGATGATATATAAAACAAAGAACAATCAATGGCATAGAGGAATGATACATTTAACAATATCAAATCTCCCATCATTTCTTAGTTTGCCGATAAAAGTTATTGCTCTTGATGGAACAGCAGATTTAGAAACTTGGAAAAATGTGTTAGGAGATGATTGCACATCTATAAGTTTTGATATTGAATATAAAAATACATATCAATTAATTGGAGCAAGAAACCCTGTAAGTACTATAATAAAAAATGGTAAATTGTCTGGCTCTGGAAAGAGGTTATTTGATTTATTAGCAACAATTTGTGAAAACAAAGAAGGAAAAGTTCTTATTTGTTGTACTAAACGAGTTCAAACATTATTAGCAAAAGAGTTTAAAAAGAGATACATAGATAATTATGTATTTGCTACATATTTTAATTTAAGATCCAGAAATTCCTACTATGAAGAATGTGATACTTGTGTAGTGTTTCACGAACCAAATATTCCACCATTTCAAGTTGAAATAATTAGAGAATTATTGCGTTGGCCTGAGGATGTTGTTATTAAAGTTCACAGAGAAGATGAAATGAAACAAGGTATAGGAAGAGAAAGACAAAATATTCCTATAACACCAAGAGGAAGAAAAAGAGGTTTGAGAGAAATTTACATATTCTCATCTACTGGTTATAACAGACTAGTGCCAGAAGCAAAATATATGATTAGCAATGATATGTATGCTTATATAAAAGGTGGAAAGAAAAGATTATTTTTTGAGAAACTTAGAGAAATTCTCGGAAAATATTGTCCCGCATCTAAGACAAAATTAAAAACATTATTAGGATTGCCAACAACAAAATTTAATCATATTTTAAGAATTTTAGAAGAAGAAGGAGTTGTGAAAGTTTCATGGGGAAAGGTGGAATATTTAGAAGAATTAAGAGAAGAAGACGAAGAAAAATATTTGATAAGGATTGGAAGAGCTTGGTAGGAATGCCTTTAAATGAACAAACTCTTCAATATGCAAAGGAATTAGCAAAAAGCAAGTTTCAAATACCAGTATCTACAATATATACAATGGGAGTAGATTATGGAAAAAGAGAAATTGCTGCTATTACTATTGAATTTCCGTGGGCAACGCAAACTGAGTGCATAATAATAGAAATACCAAAACAATCTCCTAAACCAGAAATTCCAGACATGCTACACAACATAAGAGAATTGTTTGAACTATGGTCGAGATAAGCGAAGAAGAATACAGAGAATACATGTATTTAAAAAGGAAAGAAGCGGAGAGAATCAGAGCAATAGAAGAGACTTTGAAGAAGGGAATTCCTCAATTTAAAAAATGGAGAGAAGATCTTAACAGCGTAAGAGGTTATGCTGCTGTTTTTGTTAAGATTTTAAATGAAGAATGGGAGAAGAGAGGACAACCAGACTCGTTTGTCTTAGACAGACTTAGAGTTGTGTTTCAATATCTTCCAGATTTCTTATTAACTAAAAAAAAAGGAAAAATATATATAAAAAAATACTTCAGAGAATGTCTTAGACAATATGGATGGTCAGTTAGAATTGATCATAAATATGGTTTATTTGAAGTTTTTAAAAACATTTAACAAGTTTATAAATTATTAAAACACATTATAATATAGAAAAATGAGTGATATTAAATGCTGATAGATCACGAACGACAAAGGATAGTATGTTTATCACAAGATCCAAAAACAATCTTTTCTTATGGATTACAAGTAAATGAACTAATAAAAGGGCTTACTGATTATCAGTTCCATATAATTAGTTCTCAATATGCTTATGGAAGACCTTATGAAAGTGATGGTTATATCACTTGGGCTTTTGAAGGAGAACAACAAAGAACAACGACAACTCTAAAAAAGATTGTTGATTATACTAATCCTGTGTGTGTTTTTTCTATGGGAGACATACACCACCATCCAAATGTGAGTATGGGAAAACCTCTACAAGTTCCATGGGTTTCATGGTTTCCTTGGGATAACCACGATATGCCAGGATTGTTAAGAGCAAAACAACATATAGAAGAGCCAGATATAAAAGTTACAATGAGTGATTTTGCTTTTGATTTAATGAAACAATGTGGAATAGAGGTTGATGAAGTAATATACAATATTGTTAATACTGATACTTTTTATCCTATGTCGAGAGAAGAAATGGATAGAGAGACATTGGTGAAAATGAATCCAGCAATAGCTGATAAAAAAATATTATTGTTTGTTGGAAGACCATCTTGGAGAAAAAATCTTGAATTTTTAATGGGCGCATTTAAAGAAATTTGTCGACAAAGAGATGATGTTCTGCTTTATTTACATGTTGATTTTGATGATGAAGGAGCAGAAGAAAGACCTAATATGGATAAACTAACACATGCCTTACAATTAAATGATAAAATAATCAACACAGAGAAAAATAAATGGACTACTGGAATAGGAGCTAATTATCTTAATAGGCTTTATAATCTGTGTGATTTATATGTTACTCCTCATGGAGGAGAAGGGTTTGGGTTACCTATTTGCGAAGCTATGGCAACGGGAATTCCATTCGTAGCTACAAATTGTACTACAATGCCAGAATTCGCAGGTGACGAAGAGAGAGGATTGTTAGCAAATGTTAGATTAAATCATCTCGAAAGAGGAATATATAGACCTTGGGTTGATATAAAAGATTTTACTGATAAGATTCTTTATTTGCTCGACAATGACGACGAACGAAATAAAATGGGAAGAGCAGGAATGAAATGGGTTCACGAAAATTGTTCACACAAAGTTATAGTTCCTCAATGGAAAAATCTATTTGAAAAATTAAATGTTCCTTTGTGTAATGTAGATAGAAATTCTATGATAATTGATTGGAGGGATAATTTATGATACCAATAAATTGGATTAATAACTTTGGCCCAAATGGATATGGAATTTGTGGTAGAAGATATGTAGAAATACTACAAAAATTAGGTTATCCTCTTCAAATAACAGCTATTCCTTATATAGAACCAAAAGATCCTTTGTTTCCACTTTCTCAAGTAAAGCTTGAAAATCCATTAAATGTTTTTCACGCAATTCCAACACATCCACAAGACTGCTTTTATACTGTTACAGAAGTAAAAAGACCACCAGATTATATGGCTTACGCTCTTCAACAAGCAGATTTTATAATGACACAATCTGAATTTTGTAAAGATTCCTTTTCAAGAGTTGTTGATAGGAATAAGGTGCATGTTGTTAATTTCCCTTTCCCACCATATTTCAGTCCAATTGGCCCACAATATCCATTAACAATTGATGCTGAACACAAGTTCAAATTCTTTACTGTTGCGAGAGTGGATGTAAGAAAAAATCTGAGTCTTCTAATGAAAGCATTTGCAGAAGAATTTGGTGATAATAAAGATGTCTGTTTGATTATGAAAATGGGAAGTGACAGATATTGTATTCCGAAAATATTCTATGATTTAGATTTACCTAAGAATATATATTGGATGAGAAGTTTTGTTAGAGATACTTCAACACTTTATAGAAGCATGGATTCATATATTACAACAGACAACGGAGAGGGGTGGGGAGCACCAACAACAGAAGCAATGTTATGTGGATTGCCAACAATAGCTCCAAGACACAGCGGACATTTAGATTATATGAACGATAATAATTCTTATTTATGTGAAGTAGGAGATTGGGAATTTATTGGATACGATAATGAACATAAAGACAGATTGCCAAACTATTATCCAGAATTACTTTGTCCTCAATTAGAATGGAAAGTTCCTAAAATTGAGAGTGTAAAGAAACAAATGGCTAAGGTTTATGAAACATTTAAAGATGTTCCAAAAAGGGAGAGAATAAATCATCCAACAATAAAAAACTCAATTGATGTTAAGAAAATAGTTAGTGAAAAATATGTAGCACAACAACTAGTGGAGGCTTTAAACTGGTATGAAAACGAGTATAGATAAAGCTAATATATGGGTAGAAATAGAAAAAACCATATTTCATATCCAAAAGATTGAAAAGCTTAGAAAAAATTTGGTTGAAGAAATGACTGTTGGTCAAATCTATCTTCCAAAAGAAGAGTATGAAGAAGCAGAAACATATTTTATTGAACTAGTTAATATATTTGGTCGTAAAATAGAACACATGTTTAAATATTTACATAAAGTATTAGGTGAATATCTTGCCGAGAAAAAAGATAGAACTGACAAGAGAACAGGTATTGAAGTCTGTTGAATACTGTAATAGTTGGCAAGAGGTTGCTGACGAATTAGGAATAAGTACAGATATTCTAAGAAGAGAGAGGAGAAAACTTAATTTGCCAAAAGAAATTTCTGATATTAAAATACAATTTTATAAATATATCCCAGAAGATTATCTTGATGACATTCTTCCTTTGGAAGACAAAGGAGATCTTCCATTAAATTATATCACAATAGAAGTTCCAGAAGGTACTAAAGAAGTTATGATAGTTCCTTTTGGGGATATACATTGGGGAAACGAAGATTGTGATAAAAGAATGTTAAGGATAGTACTTGACTGGCTTTACAAAAACAAACATGTTTATATAATTTGTATGGGAGACATGGTTGAATCAAGCATAATTGGAAGTCCAGGATTGTTCGATCAAGAAAAATTCTTGGATAGTCAAGTATATGATATAATTAAGATGTTAAAACCTTTGGCAGATGAAGGAAGAATAATTGGTATGCATATAGGTAATCACGAAAGAAGGACTGTAAAAAATACAAGCTTCAACTTAACAAGATTAATGTGTGAAGTGTTAGATGTTAAGTATTTAGGAGAAGGTATTCTTCATTTAATAGAAGTTACAGATGGTAATAATAGTGAAGAATATACAATGTATACTACGCATGGTGCAAGCGGTGCGTTATATCCTTATACAAAAATGAGTGCTTGTATGAAATTGGATAGGATAGCTAATGCAGAAGTATATTGCATGGGGCATGTTCACTCACTAGGACACCAAAAAATGGACACTTGTGAGGTAGATTTTGAAAATAAAAAGACAGTAAAAAAGCCGAGACATTATGTTTTGACTGGAAGCTATCTTAAATATTGGGGTTCTTATGCCCAAGCAAAATCATATATCCCATCTGGAGAATCAGGCAGTCCGAAAATCAAACTTCATATTGACACGCATAGAATTAGCGTATCACTATGATTTATTCTTTTTTTTATTAATGAATTCTCCTTTAAAAATGTTCAAAACATTTTTATGGTATGATTCACAATTACAAAAAATTACAAGGAGAAGAAATCCTTCTATTCAAACAATTTCTTGATGAATATAAGGAATACGACAGAGTTGATCTTTTGATCGAACTCTTTTTACAGAGAACTGGCACATCATCTTTAGACTTTAGAAACAGAGATGTAAAAATAAAAAATGAGAAAAGAGATGAAATAGTAATTGAAGCCATCCCAGACAGTTTAAAATACTGTGATGGAGGAAAATGTACTATTGATATTTTCAAGACATGCTAACACCTACATATAAGGTGTTATATAAAATTTTTTAGAATTTTATTTGATCCGATATTGGATCACGATCTCGATACGAGAAGAAGCTCCCAAATAATATAAAAAAAAGAGATGGGAGTTAAAAAATAAACTTTTTCTTTCAACCTATATCGTATCGTAAAAAGATCATATAAAAAATTATCACGAAACTATATTTACTTTCTTATTCTGTGATAGTTTGGTTTAAATTAAAAAAGATGAATTTTTTTATTGTCCATCTGGTTTTGGTTCTTCGCTTCCATTTCCATTATTTCCGTTTGTTTTTTCGTTTCCAAATAAAACACCAATAAACAAAGCCATGAAAATGATGAAGAATTCATATCCTTTTGAAAGGAACTGTCCCCAAATATCAGGTAAAGCACCCAAATAAAAGCTTACTACCGATATTGAAGCCCATAAAAGACTTATTAAGAAAATTCCAAAAGCAATACTTATTTTCCTATAGTTCTTTTCCATATTTCCTTGCCAAAATGCTTTCATTTTTTCCCATGTATTCTTAAACATTTATAATCCACCAATTGTTTGTATTTGTAAAATATTATAATTTCAATCATTACAAAAATTATAATCATAATTATAGAGCATAATACTAAATCTGCTCCAAAACTTCTTAAAAATTTGAACATGTCACCATATTCTATTAATGGAGAACCAGCCATATAAAAAAATTCTCCACCAGAAATACATATTCCAGAAACATATATTATTTCTTTTTTAAATTTATATCCTAATATTAGAAATGGTAAAGCATATAACAGAACTGCTATATGACCAGATATTGCAACAATTCTATAAGCTTCTATTGAATAAATACAACATCTTGTTACTGGATTTCCATCAGTAAATCCAAATTCCACGAATTCTGCGTCATTTAACAAGTAGCAAGCTACTGCATGTCCGCATTCGTGAATTACTATCCACAATCCTAACAAAAGCAAAAATATAAAAATATTTGCTAATATTCTATCTTTATCCATTTTATGTCAAGTTGTTTGCTTCTACATTATTTGCTCCAGTTAATGCTTCTCCTTCTCCTCTGAAGTTGTTTGAAGTCCAAATATTCCAGTTTGCAGTTCCAGCATCTGCTAAACCAACTGCTGTTGTTCCTGGAGATCCTCCTCCACTTCCTGCTGCTCCTACATCAATATCTGTTCCAACATTTCCGTTTATTACTCCATCTGTGCAATTATTATATTGAATTCCCCAAGAGTCTCCTCCATTTCCTCCTACTGTAATGCCACAATCTCCGCCATCACCACCATCAAGAGTTTCTATATTGTTATTGTTTGTGTTTGTGAAATTTGCTTCATTATATATACCATAAGCGTCTCCACCATCTCCACCATCTCCAGTACCATATCCATATCCGCCTTCTCCTCCAGCTATTGTTTTAATATTATTTCCATCTATAATCGTGTTTGGTTGTGTGTTGTATATACCATAGCCATTTCCGCCAATTCCTAATTCTCCATTTCCAGAATCTGCTATAGTTCCTCCAATAATTGATTCGATCATATTATGCTTAATCGAAATATTACTTGCCGCTCCATAAATACAATAACAATGTCCACCGTCTCCAGAATCTTCATTATTGGCTAATCCACCTAACCCACCATTACAATCATGGATATTGTTTCCTAAAGCTTGACTGTATAGAGAACCTATATAAATACAATAACAATGTCCACCATCTCCGCCTTCTCCAGAATTTTGAGCAGAGCCACCTTGACCACCTTTTATAGAGAATAAATGATTATTTGAAATTATATTATTACTTCCAGTAGCGGTATATATTGCGTAACAATCTCCACCACTAGCAGCTTTTGTTATAGGAACACTGTTTGTCCCTCCTTGACCAGCTTCAATTGATTCTATAATATTATTTGTTATTTTATTATCAGAACCAGAAATATTAATGGCGTAACAATCTGTTCCATCAACATCTGCTGTTCCGTTTGGAGCATCTATATTATAAATATGACATTTATCAATAATATTATTATTTCCAGTAATTTCTAATGCTCTCCTTACTTCAAGAATAATACAATTTTTAACAATATTGTTGTCTGATGTGAGGATTATAGCATACGCATCTTCACCATTACCAGTTCCATCCACAGCTACATTATCAACAACAACTTTATTATCAGAACCTTCATTAATAATTATTGCTCCAGTTGTATCAGTTATGTCATCACATAATATCTTAAAATCTCTTAAAATACAACTTGCAGCAGATGTTATATTAAATGCTGTTCTATTTCCATTACAATCAATAATAGTATCAAATCCTTGACCTATTATTAAATAACTTCCTCCTCCACTTATATTTATTGTTCCAGTGAGAGAAATTGAACCAGACTCAATAATTATTGTTCCTCCATTAGATCCTATTGCAGTTAATGCATTATTTATATCAGTTTCAGTAGAACAATAATAAATATTATTATCAATATCATTTATATTATCAATTGAATTTCCATTCCAGTCTATAGTTGTTGTAGCTTGACCACTTGAATTAAATATATTATTTATTGCCGCTCTTGCTTCTGTATCTGTATATCTGCTATGATGAGCATCAGATGTTGCAACATGTACTGGTAAACCATGAACTCCAGTTACTGTCGAATGTGCTGCTATTTTAGCATCTATCTGACTATCTATACCGTGTACACCAGTTAAAGTTGAGTGTGTAGTAATTTTAGCATCTATTTGAGTTCCTATGCCATGTACACCCGTAAGAGTGGCATGTGCTGGTATTATAGTATTATTAACATGATTTCTCATAGCTTTTTGTAAGCCAGGAAAACCATCTCCAGCATCATCTGTATTTTGTAATGTAATTGGGTCAAAACGACCTGGAAATCGTAGCTTTATTGAACCAGATATAAAATCTCTTTCTTCATTGTTTGTTGTCATAATTATTTCCTCTTTGCTAATTTTCTTAATGTTTTTGCTAATGCTGCTCTTTTTCTTGTTTTTGGATCATCTGAAGCCATTCCTCTTCTTATACATTCAGAAGTTACACCATCAAAACCTTGTCTTTTACACCATTCTGTAAATGCCCCTGGTTTTTTAATGGCTTTTTGAATGAATTTTTCAGCTTCAGCGTATAGAACATCAATCATTTCTTTTATTTCTTTTCTTTCTTCTAAAATCTTTTGTTTGATTTGTTCTATTTCCATTTTCTTTTCGTGTTTTGCTTTTAAACTACCACAGACTTTAGCTCTTGTTTCTGCGTCTGGGTATCTTTTGGCATTTTTAGCCATGCAATCAGCAAAATCTTTATATCCTGCGAATGGCATTTACAATTCACCAAATTTCCATCTAATTTCTATATCATCTAACGCTGTTAGTGGATTATCAGTATATACGCCAGTTCCTCCAACGACTCCACTTCCCCATAATACTGTTCTGCATAACATTGTGTTAGGCTTACTTAAATCACTAAAAGATGGATCGTTTACAGGCCCTGTAGATCGGAGAAACAACCCGAATTCTCTTACTTGTGTTCCACTTGGAATATCACCAGGAACAAGAAATCTACCTACGAATTCAAGCGTCTGATCTCTTCTTGTTACAGTTAATTGGACTCTGTTTCCTATTTCTGAACTTAAGAATGAGTCTTCTGGACTAACTAATTGTGTATCCACAATAGGATAATCTTCTTGTGCTCCAGTCGGAATTCCTTTTAAACCTTGTGCTCTTTGAACTGAAGAGTTATGAAACATACTATCTCCTAGTGCTCCATATCTTTTAAATGTCATTAATCCCGCAGTTCCGCTTGCTGTTGCTGATGGATTATGCCAAGATTTAAGTCCTCCAAAGAAATCTAAGATATATTCTTTTCCATCATCTACTAATAGATTCGGATAATGTCCTATATTTTCCCTTCTTCCATCTTTATGTATTGTATTTACTTCTACTAATCCTTTTAATTTTAACATATTTATCACTTTGTTTGTTGTGCGCAAGAGTAACCGCTTGCATTAAAAAATTTATCTTTCCTAAAAATTCCATTGTACAAATTAGATTGACCAGGTACTGGATATTTATTTTGTCCTGTGTGATATTTTTCATCCCATCCATATCCGATAGCATCTGACCATACAGTTCCACCAAACCTTACTATTTTTAGAAGTTTATCAACATAAGGTGTCGATGCTGGTGGAGAAATATCTCCTCCATATTGTATTCCATTTATCTTAATTCTTCCATATCCTTCTGGTATATTAAAATATATTTTAACATGATACCATGTGTTTGCGGAATAAGCAACCAAATTTGTCCCATTCCAGTCTCTTATATATCCATTATTATAAAAATATACAAAAAATCCTCTACCATTCCACCAATTGTCTTTATATGCTCCAAAACGAGCTTCTCTACCAAATACATTATTATCAAAACTTGTTTTTGCCCAAAATTCAACAGTTCCAACTGTTTTACTTGAAGGCCATATTTGTTGTGCTCCTCCTCCTTGACCTCCACAAGATATTTGAAATACTAATTCATGGTTATCAAGATTTTGTACAATACTTGTAGTTGGTGTTGCATATGTATCTTCTATAATAAAACCACTTGGTAATCCAGAACCAGCTGTATCACAAGTAAAGCTATATGTTGCTTTGTAATGTTCTGGATCTGAAGGCAATAAGAAATTATCATGTTGTTGTCCCCATCCAAAAGGATATAATCTTTGCCAATTATCACCGACAGCATAACCAGACATCCAGTTTCCTCCAAAACAATCAAAGAAACCGTATCCAGTTCCTGCTGATGCTATTCTCATTTCAAAATTACTTGTCAATGGATTAAGAAATGATACTCCACTTGCAACTAATTCTCTATTAATATAAATCTCATTGACTACAGTTGAGCCAATATCAAATCTCATTTTTAAATGATAATCACAATCTCTACTCGCCGCTCTTATCAATGTTCCATAATGATCATAGAAACCACTATCTCTAAATTCAGTATAAAATCCCCAACTTCCTTCATATCCACCATATTTCATGTTAGTTCCTTGTGGGTGAACCCACATTTCTACATATCCAGAATCTGATGGACTAAAACCGCTTGTTGTTTCTATATGAGAATTTCCACTTAATCTACACCAATGTCTTCCTTGGTCATTTACATTTAAAACATCTACTACTCCAGTTGTATTCCAATTACTTCCTATTACACCACTTTCAAAAGAATCAACTGCTTCGTTCCAACCATTCCAAACCCTATATCTTTGTCTCCACATAGAGCCAACATAATCTCCCATAGAGCTATATAGAATTTTGTTGGTTATTAAATTATTTCCTTGCTGACTTTCTATACATCTACAATCTAAACCTTCAAAATCCCCAGCTTCTATAAATTTATAGAAACCAACAAACACATTAACACCAGCAGGAGTTACGCTTTGTGCTATGAATTTAAATAATTTTCTATCATCAAGAGTTACAGTTCCAAATGGAGATCCTTTTGCTCCAGCTACTGGTAATCTAATATCCCAATGAGGCATGGAGAAATGAAATCTTTCTTCAAGAATAATATCTTCTTCATCTACATTATAGAAATGTGCGAATAATCTTTTTATTTCACTTGGAGTTGGTGTAACCCACCATTTTTGTGTCCAAGCTTTATTAACGAATTTCCAAACAACATCATTTTGAGCGTCAGTAAGAGGATAAGTTGAATATTTTTCTCTTGTTATTCTAACATCATATCCTTTATCAATTTGAATTCCTTTTTCAGCGTTATATCCACTATATCCATAAGTATCACATTGAGGACAATCGCTTCCATTTACATATCCTGTTCCATTACAACAAGGACATTGTGTTGGTGCTATCCAAATAGAATTTACTATTTGTTTAATCATATTATGGATTTTATCCATTCCGAGATAATACAAAATTTTACTTCCTTCACTAGCTAATCCATAGAAGCTTATTTTTCCTCCACAAGGTTCGTCTTCAGTCACATTAGAAGTTATATCAGTTATTTCATAAACTTGATTTCCTAATCCGCTTACTAAGAAAGTTGCATATTGTCTTGTAAATCTTGGAACTTCCCAAGTTGTTTGAACAGTTGTAGAACCTGGTTCATATCTTTGTTTAGTTATTTCTCTTCCAATTTGATTGAATGTTTCTGTATCTTTAGTATCAACATTTTTAGCAGTTATAGTTAATGTCAGATTAGATTCCCTTATTTTAGTATCAACTATTGCTATAACTGGGCAAGGAACTGCCAATGTTTCAAAAGAAACTGCGTCTTGTTTAACAAAACCAGTTTTTCTTGACCATTCTCCAAATTTAACTAGACTGTGTCCAGTATAAGGACTTTCTTGAATGTGTTTCTTAAAAGATGTATTCAAATACACTCTTAATTGGTCTCTAAAATCCATTATGCTACTCCTCTTTGAAAGCTTCTAGTTCCTAAATCTGGTATTTCATCATCTAATATATTAATATCATCTTGTGCCCAAATACTTGTGTCAGATCTTTTAATATAAACTTCTTTTTGATTTACAACGCTTGGATGTTTCATAATTTGATGTTCTATTTCAGCATAAATAACATTTTCTCCAGTTTCTAATGATTCTAAATATGTTTCAATGTTTGCTATGACATCATCCCTTATTGTTATAAAATCAGCTAAAGGATCAATATATATAATTCCTTTTACATCTATATCAATTTCTGTTGCTTCGTTTATAACAAATTGAATTCCTATTGGAGACAATCCTCCACCATCTATATAATCTAAAGCCTCTTCTAATTCAGCAGCAAGATTAACAAAACCGAATCCATCTTCTGTTGCTAAAACAACTGTATATGCTGCTCCATTATATAATGTTTTAAACATCATATCTCTATCTTCTTCTCCAGTCCAAACTACACCAGAACGAGTGTAAAGTTGGTATCTTGGGCCTGAACCATATTGAGCACCACTAACAGTATAAAATTCCCAATAGTGTGTTGATGCGTCAAATCCAGTTATTCCGTCTTCTGAAGGATGTAAATAAATATCAAATCTATATGTCTTTGTTTTATCTAATCCATTATATTTCATATCAAAATTAATATCTTGAAATCCAGTTATAGTAGGATCTAAATCAATTTCTCTCATTATTTTTGTTGCGTCTGGCAAATAATATCCAGTTGGGCTTGTATTTAATCTTACACCACATGTCACTGCTGGAGGATTGTTTACTGCTCTTCCTTTTAATGTAACTCTACCCATTGATAATACTAAATCACCAGGAACAAAAGATTGACTTATCTTTGTATCATAAGTATCTGCTCTTATAATACCTAAATTTGTTGGGTTATCCCAGTCTGTAACTGCTGTTTGATCAACACCTTTATCTTGTGTCACTTTTACTGCTCTAACACCATCAATTCCAGCCGCAATATCTCTAACCTTTTCAAGTGTAAATTGTCTTCTTTGAGCTTGTAATAGCCTTTCTCTATATCTATCATCGGCTTCACGATCTGCCCCTCCAGATATTCCTCTACTATTAGCTACACTCAAATAAGGATATGTGACAGAGGTTGTAACTTCTCCTATTTTTGCATTGCTCACAACTCCAGATGTTAATGCTGTGACTTCTATTTGTTTTGTCACAGTTCCTTGAACTTGAACATAATATTGTTCATTTTCTAATAAGTATCCAGAACTACCAGCAAGCCAAATAATATTGTTTTTATATGTAGGATCTAAAGAATACAAAGATGATGGTATTGTTACATCTTTTTCATCAAATATATTAACAATTTGATTTACATAAATATATCCATTTGTGAAATAATCTGTTGATTCTCCAGTTCTTCCTTTTGACATTAAAATTTTAAATTCTATTGTGTCAGCTTCGTCTGTTGCATAAGCATTTAATGATGACGAAAATTGTGTTCCTTCTGGAATACCAATTGATGCTCCAGTTATATTTGTAGAAACATCAACATATCCTTGTGCATGTCTTGCTCCTCTTCTTCTTAATCCCGCTTCTATTCCATGTCTATCTAACCATTCACCAACGGCGTTTCTTATAGACATTTGTTCAGAAGCTGTTTCTAACATTGTTTCATAATAAAATTCATCAATGGCATGTACTTTCATTTGTTGCCATAAAATAGAACTAGGTGAAAAATTAACAACAGTAAAGATATTTTTTGCTTTTTCTTCGTAATCTTCAACTATTTCTCTTGCGCTTCTTGGTGTAAATCCTTCATCTGTAAATGGCATTATACTCCTTCTCCTAATGTTTCTTGTAATGATATAATAGATCCAAATCTACTTTGAACTGATATTGTTACTTTCAATTCTTGTCCAACTCTTTTTACATTTAAATAATCAACTTGAGCTATTAATATTTCCTTTTCTTGACTTAGAGCATCAGCTAATAGGCTTTCAACCAGTTGTGATGGAGCACCTTGACTGTGAAGTCTTATTGCTTGTTCTAAATCAAAACCATAGTATATGTTCCATATTTCAGAACCAGTTTGACAATTTAATAAATTGTCGACTATTTGATAAAACGCATAGTTATCATTGACTTGTATATAGTCTCCATTGCTTCCCAAAATTGGGTCTCCCGTTCTTAAGTCTAATAAAACTCCTACCATTTTAATCACTTCTATACATATAAGTATTTTTTAAATATATAAATCTAAATGTTTTTTAATTTTTGATTTGCTTTTCTTACTTGCGGTATCCAATATTTTTCTTAGAACGAAACTTATAATTTTAATTCCCTCATCTAAGTCTATTTTACCGTTTTCAATTTCCTCTAATTTTTCAATTAATTCTTCAAGATTTTTAAACTTCATTTTTCTAATTCATTTATTCTTTCTTCCAAAGAAATAATTATTGTGTGTAGTTCATTAATTTGAGTTTGTAATAATTCTACAATATTAGAATGTTCGTCTTCTAATGGATCTGGGATATTTTCATTCCATTTACCATTTTCATAATATGTTCTATATTCTGATTCTGGTGGCGGTTCTTCTATCCATATTTCTTTATTAAATTTATTCTTTGCTACCATTACTGGAGAACCATTGTCTTTATGATAAACTGTTATAATTTCCTCTATTATCCAATTTCCATCAACAAATCGTGCTATCTCTCCTTTTTTTGTTTTTGGTGGCTCTATTAATGTTGATCTCGCAGGCATTAAAAACATTTTCTTACCAGTTTTTTTAGATGCTACTGGATTTTTTTGTCTTTTTACTATACCAGCATAATAACCGTTCCAATCATATTTATAACATTCATTTTCTTTTAACATAAAATCCCCTATAATTTAATTATAAAATTTATATAAGCATTTTTTGGTCTTGTTTCTGTACTTCCTCCAGCGTTTTGGTTTGTTGGAGTTTCATAAGATGTATATGTACCAGCATTTTGTATGTTAAATGGTGCTGGAAAATATTGTGACATATTTAAAGAACTACTGTAATAACAAGTATGTCTATGTTGGTTTTGTATATGTGTGTGTGTTTCAAATTCATCGTCTTGAATAGAACCTACAGCATCGCCAGTATTACCACCGAGATTCATAGCAAGTCTACCAGCGGCATCTGGGTCTCTTCCAGCACCATTATCAATGCCTCTGAGAAATCTTCCTTCAAAGTCTGGAATATTAAACCAACTTACGCCAGAAGAACCGAACGCAGTACTAATTGCATTAAATAATCTTGGGTAATCCGTTCTTTTTAATGAAGATCCATCACACATTAAATATCCGCTTGGTGCAGATGATCCTCCATAAGAAAATATTAAACCAGCAGGTAAAACTTCTGCTGGAACTATACTAGCCCATTTACTTTCATTATCATCCCAAATTTCGAGATTTGTTCTACTTGCTTTTAATCTGTAACTATTCCATAATCCAACTTCAAATTCTTCTGCTCCACTAACACCAACCATTCTAAAATATGAGTCTCCTTTCTTAATGTATCCTCCATCAGTAATATCTACTGGTTCGTATCCACTTGGAATGGTTCCTTTATATGTAGATAAAAATAATATAACACCGCTTGTTGTGGGTGGTGTTCCTCCTCCTTTATAATACCAAACCATTTTAATCAGCCTTTGTTTTTGTTGTATTATCCGTACATGGATTTGTATTAGATGGTGTTGCTGGCCCAGTTACACTTGGCCCTGGCATAACACCACTATGGGTGTGTGAGAAAACATGGTCGTGATTTGCGTGTGCTAGTGCTTTTGCTCCACCAGCAAGATTTACAGCAGAAGCATCCGCACCTATATTTACTACTCCAGTTGTATTAACTGTTATAGTTCCACCACTTGTACCATTTTCTATTGTTATTTCATTACCAGATATTATTATAACTTTTCCCTGAACATTAATTTTAAACTCACTATTAGAATCGCCAGTCATTTCAAAATAATTGTTACCATTCTTGCTAATAATGAAATGTCCAGAAGTTTCAAACCTTAAATAAGGTTCATTAAAGTCTGGAATACTGTCGTCTATTGGAAATTTAAGAGGTTGATAAGTAAAATCTCCTAATTGTGTTATATATAATGTTGGGCCTGAATCACCGAGAAACTCTGGCATTGTAAATCTAAAATCTTCCTTTTCTTTATAAGGAATTCCAAAGTTTGGGTCTCCGTTTCCATAAACAAAAGGCCCCATTACGGCTTCTTCTACTCTATCGTGAACATAAAATATTATTGAGTTAGGTGCGTTCTTTGGATCACTTATAGAAGGAAAAAATAATCCAGCATTATTATCTACATATTGAGATGTTCTACCAACCCTTAACAATTCATAATATGCTTCGTCTGTTTCTATAACAACATTTCTCGGAACTTTTTTCTCCCATTGTTCTAAATCCTTTTGAATACTAACAACATCCACATAAGGATGTGTTCCAGTATCATCTAAAATTCTACCTACTCTTATTTGATTGAAAAGTGTTGTTTTAGAAAATAACATTAATGCCTCTTCTCTTTCTTCGGCATTTTCCAATGATCTATGATATAAATCGTGATTTATACTTTCTCCTCTTTCTATGAAACATGCTTTAGTTGTATCACCATCAGCTCCAGCCCAATGTACAAACCAAATACATCTAAGAGGAATTAATTCTTCTCCTTGTAATAAATCATAATTATAAGAAATTCCCATTGATGTGGCTTCAAATGCTACTTTTGTGAAAAATAAACTTTTTGTAATTGTATTAACTGTTTTCTTTTTAAAAGGATCGTTAGCAACCAATTCTTTATATGCGTGTAATTCTGGCCCTATAAATAATATTCCGTGATGTATAGCCCATTCAAATCCTTGTTCTTTTGCTATATAATCAATAAAATCATAGACAGTCCATGTTGGTTCGCAAGTAAATGTTGGATATTCAAATTGAATTGATTTTTTGTCTTTGTCGTCATGTTCCTCAAATTTAAGACCGAATATTCCTTTCTTTTCTATAACTTCTCTTAATAATCCTTCTACTGTTCTTTTTTCATCATAAGGAAGAGTTCCTACATCATAATCAATTAATCTTGTTTGTAATGTTGCCCAATCCTCAGAAACAGCAAACACTTTTACTTTATCTTCTGAAAAATCTGTATCTACATGTAAAACTCTAAATTGTTCTCTATAATATGCTGATTTTGTATCTCCAGCAATATACAGTTTTAAATCTAATGAATATCTATCAAAATTATAAGATTCTAAATCTTTATGAACATACCAAATTAAATAAGAAGGTAATCCGAACATTCCTTGAAATACTTTTATTTTATCCAAATATCTCGAACCAATAGACGGAAAACTACCTATCATTGAAATACTTTCTCCTGGTTCATCAAATGGAACATATTGTCTTATAGCCCAACCCGCATTGGTCATCCGAAAAATCTCCTCTCTATTAATCCTGGTATTCTTGTTCTTACAGTTGTTGTTACTATTTCTCCCGTTGTTGGATCTCTAATTCTTTTTTCTTTAACTTGTTCTGTTCCGAAAAAGTTTTTCCACATTTGGTTTCCAAATCCTGCTACTTCATCAGCTTGAAATCCTGGACTTAATACTTGTAACAACATTGATGGCATTATTTCAGCTACTGCTTTGTAATAAAAATTCTTTGTTCTTGGGTGAATTTCTTGTGATTGTGAAGATTCTGGAACTTTATATACTACGATTTCTTCTCCTTCTTCTCCTTCTTTTTTAGATGGTAATCTAACCTTAGCAAATTCATAAGGAGGTTCTGGTTCATATTTTCTAAAGAAAATTGTATATGTTACTGCTTGTCTTCCATCTTCTTCTATTTCTTGTCTCCAACTATAAGTTTCTATATACATAGACATATAAATACGATTTCTTGTTATAATTGGAAATGTAGCATGATGTTCTCTGAATCCTTCGTCGTTTGCGTTTAATTCAAATTCTTGCCATGGGTCAACTGTTGTTGAAGCAGTTGTTAAAGCACTTAAACTTGGATAACGAGGAATACTTAAACTTTCTATATAATCTGCTGCTTCTCTAAAAACATCAATCATTGTTGAAGATCCATACAAAAATAAAAAGTCTAACATATTTAAAAATAAAAATCTGTTTGGGCCCCAAGCCTTTCCCACAATTCTTAATGATTCGTTTCCTCCGTCTTGGTGTGCTAAGAAAACTCCTCCATTAGCACGATACTTAACTTCTCTATCTGAAATACCGTGACTTAATTCTGATACTGTTCCTAATGGAATTCCACCAATTACGGCCGCTGGTTGTATATCACCAAGATTTCCAAAATAATATCTTGCTAACATATAACTTAATGTAACAGCTGTTGTCATTCCTTGCATTGCGCTTTGACCCAATATTTGAGTTACCGCTGGAAATAATACTGCTCCAGAAAAAAATCCAGCTATAACACTACCAGCTGCACCAATACCAGGATCTTCTCCACTATTTATAATTGTCATTATACACCACTCATAAATGCCATTGCGAATGCAAATCCCATATCAACCGCATCCACATCAAAATATTTTTCTGTTTTCCAACTATTGTGATCAACTGCTATATATTCTTTTCCGTATTTTAGCATTCTCCAACTAAAATTAATGAAATATCTTAATACATGTTCTGTTTTTGTTCTTCTCTTAGCTCTGAAATAATTATTTTCAGCGTCAGAAATCCATTCTCTTGGTTCATCATAAGTTCTCAACAGAATATCATAATTAATTGTATCTTTTAATCCTTCAAGAGTTTCTTCAAAAGAGAATGTTTCTATATAACAATTTGGAATTATTTCGTGTGTTGTTACAACTGGAAATCTTAAATGTTTTATATATGATGGTGATTCAACTAAAACATCTTCTATTCTTGCAGAAGGAGTTATTGGGCCTGTTCCTTCTCTAAATGCTCCACCAGTTATATCAGCATCACTTAAACTTGTTACATTTCCACTTTCTGGATCTATTTGTTGAACATATCCTCCACTCATTAATGTTAAAAGCCATAATAACGATAAAAATAGAAATTTTAATGAACCAGTTAGTTTACCAGTTATTTTAACACTATCTCTTCCACCTAATTGGTGTGCTAAGAAAATACTTCCAACTGCTCTGAATTTTACTTCTTTATTTGAATGAGCAACTTCAATAAGTTGAATAGATGTTGGAGAACCTACACCTAATCCTCCTAATGGAATTGGCCCTATTGTAACTTCATTATCAGTAATTAAATTAAATGCTACTTGTAACATTACTGTTATTGTTCGCATAGAAGCCTCAAATGTTCTTGCTGCTAATCTTTCCTTGACTTCTCTTAAACTTGTTCCAACTCTTGCGACAGCTCTTCTTATTTTATCAGTATGTAATATTATCTGTTCTTTTATGGATTCTTTATCATTCTTTAATTCAGTAAATGTGAATTCCCAATCACTAACTCTTTTTGTTAATCTAAATTCTTTATGTTTTTCAACAAACATATTAACTTTTCTGATTAACTTAGAGCCATTAAATTTTTTTATTAATCTTTGTAAATCTTTTTTTGAAATGCCAAAACTTTGATCGTTTATTGTCTCGGCAAATTCTGTTAATGTGTTGTAAGAACTAGTTAAAAAAGGTCTAACTTCTTCTATGTTTTTCCAACTACCTAATCTCGTTTCTACTTTATCCATTAATTCAGCAGCAAGATCTTTTGCTTCCGTAGCTGTAAATCCAATTTTATGTTCAAGTCTATAAAGTAATTTACTTCTGACTGCCGCTCTTGTAGTTGCACTCATGTTAATTTACCTTTTTCGTCTTTTTTAATATTCTTTTCTTCTGGAGATTCTGGCATTAACTTTGCTTTAATAAAATTAACAGACGGCTTAATATCTTCTCTTAATAATTTCTCGCTTCTATTCATAGATGCCTTTGTTTCTATTGCAGTTTCTTTTATTCTGCCCAATTCTCCTATAACTTTATTTAAATTGTCAATCATGTTTTTTTCTGCGTCAATTATAACCTCACGAATTTCTCGTGTATCGTTTTTAATCTTAAACAATTCTTTAAAATCAATATCTGTTTGAAACGCTTCAATTAATCTTCTAACAAGAGGATCGTCTTTACTTTCGGAAGCTCTTTCAATTTCTCCTAACCCAAATATTTCTGATAATTGCTCTAATTCTTCTGGTTTAGAAACATTAATTAATTGTCTCAAAAATCCTAATCTTTCAAATTCTTCTGGTGTTTGTGGTGGTGCCGCTCCACCTAACATTCTCAAAGCCAAAGTTTTCATAAAAGCTGCTAATCCTTCTCCAGTTGCGCCAGTTGCACCAGGAAATACAATTCTTCCTTCTCTAATTCCTCTAAACAATGCAGATTTAGATAAACCTTCTGGAATATCCTCAAATTCTTTTCTTAAATCTTCTTCTTCTGCAACATCTTCTCTTAAATTATTTAAAAGAATTAAAACTTCGCCAATTTTATCTCCCAAAAACATATCCATTCCTTTAAAACCATCTGACAATGCCGCAATTTCTTCTCTTAATTCTTGAATTGGTACTGTTAAATTTTCTCCTCTTAAATCTTCTGCCACTTGATCTAGTGTTGCTTGTAACACTTCGTCAAGTTCTCCAATTTTTTCGTCAAAAACTTTTCTCAAGTTGTCGTCGAGATCGTTTTTAAATTCTTTTAACTTCTCTATAATAACTTGTCCCATCGCAATCCTAAGTCCTTGGTTAGTAAATCTATTTTTTATTTCTCTCTCTGCTCCTTCTGCATACAGATAAGCAGTATAAGCCCATGCAACCTCGCTCATAAGATCTTCTCCAACTCTTTCCAAAAGAATATTTAATTTTTCTTTTATATCTTCTGATTGCGAAAATGTTGCCATATCTTTATATATTAAATCTAAATTTATTTTTATTTTATTCCATAAATCATCAAGATCTTCTTTAAGAAAATCCGAAAATTGTTCTACTAAATCTCTTAATTGTTCATCACTTATTTCTATATTACCAAATGCTTTTATTAGCTCATCTATTTTATCAGACATTTGTTTTGAAGTTAATTCTATTCCTTCTATCTTTCCTTGAAGGCTCAAACTATCGGCTAATAATGCAGAAATAACTTCCATATCTAATTCGTGAAGCCAGTCTTTAAATAATTTGTTAAACTTTTCTTCCCATTCTGGAAATATTTGTTTTATTTCATCAAACTGCTTTTTTAGACTTTCAAAACTCATTAATAAACCAGTAAAATCGTTTTGTGTTACCATTTGTGGAAAAACGACTTCTATTCTTCCACCAGTTTGTTGAATACTACTTAATATATTGTATAAATCTTCTAAATCAGATCCTTCCTCAATTTTTACTGCAATTATTAATTGATCTATTGGTTGTGACATTATACAACACCTCCTAATAATTCTCTAATATCCATTTTGTCCCCAGATTTTGAAATTGTGTGTTTTACTGGTTTCTTTCCTTTTGTTTTTGATAAAATAAGAAAATCTCTTTGAAGTTTAGTCATTCCAGCTAGTTCGGATAGAGGAACATTCAAATTAAAAACTATACTAGCAACTATTTCTCCCTCTTCATCTCTAACTATTTCTTCGATGATTTCTTTAGGTTGATAAGAAAAAGTTAATATTTTAGTTGCCATTTTATGAATATGTTGCATTTGCTGAACTATCTTAATTCCTTTAGGAAACTCTCTTTCAAGTTTTTGAAAATCTAAGTCTTGGAAGTCTTTCATTCCATAATAAACGATCCAATAATCCAAACGATCAAAATATTTCTTAAGTTCAGCAAGTTTTTTATTGGATACTTCTATTTTATCTTGAGGTTTGATTAAAGATAATTTTAACTTGACGACTAAATCAGCTATTTCTTCGTCTGCACCAACAAGAGATTTATAAAAACAGTCGTCAAGTTCGTATGAAGAAATAGGTCGGAGAGGCAATTGCTCCCCATTATAATTAAAAAAAAATACTTCCTTAGTACCAAGAGTTATATGTTTGATCATATAAACCACGGTGTTCTACTTTTTTGGTAAAGTTGTGGCATAAGTACCGTCCCCTTCAATCATAATATCAAAGTCTGCTCCTAATGCTGCCGCTAATCCAGTTGAATCTAAAATTCTATGTCTTAATGCGACGCATTCAAATTCTCTAACAGGAAATTCTGCGACATTATAATTAGTTCTTTCAGTTGTAACTCTACAACCTAAGAAATCTTCGTAACCATCAATCCAAATTCCTTCGTGTGGATTATTTTCTAAATTTCCATCTAGTTCATCAGAAGCTAGTGTTAATTGAATATCAAAAGGAATTTTTGAAGCCGCAAGTCTTCTCATTTGTTCAAAAGAAGTTCCACTCTCTTTTGTGAAGATTGTTACTCTAATATCTGGCACACCATCTTGCCATCCTTGTCCGTAAACTTCTAGTGAATTTATCTTTGTTAATGGTCTGCTAATTGTTGCTGCGCTTCTATCAACACCATAAATTTCAAAATCTCCTTCATCAGCACCTTCTGCTTTAGCAAATAATGAAGACGGATAGATAACGCTCCACAATAATCTAACATCCCAAGTCTTAAAATTATTGCTTAATAATGGATCTGTTGACATTTTTATACAGCCTCATTTCTAATTGATGTTATTGTAATTTTTTCTAAAGAACTAAACCAGTAAAATCCAATCTCTATTGATGGAATTTCCCTTGCTAGTCTTGCTGCTTTTCCAGCGTCAGTGTTATTTTTCAAATCAATTTCAACAGGTATTTTCACATAAGCTAACCCATCGTGAATACCTTGATCTTGTAATGTTTTGAAAATTCCTGCTATGGTACTTTTTACTACTTGCATCCCGTTGTAAGACATCCTTACTCTTCTTGAAGCTAATAGAGCCCATATTCCATTTATTAATTCTTGTGCAATTATGTATTTGCATCTCACATAATTTATTCTTGAAGACAATCCTGCTCCAAGAGTGAAACCGTGAGAAATTAAATATGGATTACCAGCCAATTCTCTTCTTATCATCGGAGATGCGATTTGCCCATCATCCCAGTAACTTCTTGCAATTAGGCTTTCTTCTTGTTGAATTCCCATGTGTGGCATTGCAAAAGTCATTGTAGTGTGTGGATGAGTTCCAGCAGTCATACCCATATATCCTGCTGCCATATCGTGATTTAATGAACTAGGCATTGCCTTTATAACTGCGATGTCTTCCCTTGCTCCTAAAATGTTTCTTATATTTGACCAGTTTGCGCTTAAACCACAACCGCTTGTTGTTGGTGTTACTGCACCAGGTAATGCGAAAAACCATATACAATTTTTACCAGCTATTGAGTTTGAAAATCTTGATAAATCGTTAACTAAACTTCCATAGTAAGTATTTGAACCACTATAACAAGATTTTGTTTTATCGTTTTCATAAGCAACAGCCATCATATTAATATTATATTGTTCAATTGCTTCACCTACATCAGCCGTAGCTTTTCCAATTTTGAAATCAACAGTAATTTTACTGTTTGTTGCTGGAGGACTATCAATTTGTACTCCAGAAAGACCATTTTCAAAATTTAATCTTCCAGTCCAATTTCCAAATCCGTCTGTTTCAACATCAAATGCCATTCCTACACTTCCATCAGCATTATTATACCAGTATCCAGTTAAATCTTTATTTGGAAAGTATTTTACTCTTTGGACACCAATAAATCCTAATGGAGGTTTAATAGCTGTTTCATATAAAGTGCTTGTTATTTTTAACAATTTTGAATCATAATATTCTGATACCGCTCCACTAGCTAATGCTAGTACATATAATGTTGAACCTGGAGTTGGAGATGCTGCAAAAAATTGTGCTACTGATTCGTAAGCTTGATCGGTTTCAGCAAATCCTGCATTAACCATAATTGTGCTCCAATCGTCTGCTGTCATGGCGAGAGTTGTGGTTTCGGATAAACTAGCTTCACTTCCGTGTACTACTAACATCGTATTATCCCAAGGGACTTCAGCAGCACCTGGTGTTTCTGCGTCCCAGATAATTGTTAAATATTCACCCATTAAAAATCACTCTCAAATTATTTTTAATATTATCATCTACATTTTCTAATTCGATAAATGCTTTGTCAGCTTTTTCTTCTGCTTCTTGTCCTTGCTCTAAATCTTTATACCATCTCACATCAGTTCTAAGATATACGGAAAATTCGTATTCGTGAACTCTTGTTGTGACATCCATGTGCGCCATCGACAAATCTCTGATTGGCATATCAAAAGCTCGATCAATAGAAGCATTATAGTCTGCCAATTTAAATTTCCAATATGCAAGAATCCTGTTTCTTATTCTTTTTGCTACGATGTCGGCATAATCCCTTCCTCTTATTGTATCGCTGTTATGCATTTTATTTGCATAAACTGTAATTGAAACTTGTTCCAATTCACAATAAGCATGTTCATACCTACGGTCATCAATTCTTCCAACAATGTCTGCCATTGATGGAAACAATTTCCCTGAAGTAGATATAAAATCTACAGTGACATAAGGAAGAATCCTTTCATGTCCTTCACCTGCTCTCCAGACTTGTAGACTTGGATTCCAAGATTGATATTCAAAATCTACATTTTGTTGTAAATCTTCAATCAATTCTCCTCTTTGTGTTTCAGTCAAAGCCAAGTCTTCTTCTCAACTCTATTTCTGCATTTTGGAATAATTTTTTACTTGTGTAATCTAACATTTGATAGACAACATAAGTATATCCATTCCATTCTATTCTAGTTTTTCCAGGGATTATACTAACTCTATTAATTTCATCTTTTCTTACTTGAGCGAATACTCTTTCGTAAAAGAATTGTCCTTCCTTTCTGTTTTCTCTATAAATGTTACTATCTGGTAACATAACAGCTTTCATTGTTGTAGAACTTGAAGTTGGAATAGTAGCTATTCCTCCAGAAGCTCTAACTGGTGTCAATTGATTATAAACTGTTACTGTTTCCTCGTAGGGTTTTTGTGTTTTAAACATTATAGAGGCCCCAAATCCAGATCTTGTGAAATTATAATTTCCTCAAGCTCGTCGTCTGAAAGATACAATCCATATCTACTAAGCTTATCGTGAGCTTTAGAAAATGTAGATTTTAAATTCCAAACAAATCCTCTTGAAGTATCATCCCTAACTACTCTTGGAATAGGATAGGGTGTGCCGTATTCCGCAAAAAAATCGTCACGGCAATATGCTTCTACATAAGCGTAAGCCATCATTCTGTATGTTTCGTGAGGTAGTAATCCTTTAAAAGGATCAGAGCTTCCCGTAGCGAAGAAAAACATTGGTTGCCACCTTTGAAATTGATAAGTTACTCTGTTTAGTCGTTGTAGAGCCACATCTCCTGTGCTCCATTGTAGATCGCCAGTATAACACAAAAATTCAAGCGCAAAACAAACGACAGCCGACCATAAGAGATTGAATCTGTCTGTTATATTTTGTGGTCTCATTCCGTGCTCAATTATCCAAGCGTCTACTCTTGCATTTGAAATTTTTAATAACCTATCATCCACTTTTTCGGGTTCAAAATCTTCATTGAACATTTGCACAAAGAAGATTATATCATCTTTGGTGGCATATTTTTCTACACTCATCTAACCCACTTACTGCATTGCTGTTTGATCTATTCTTAAAGCGTAAGCGAAATCATTTACCACTGGTGCAATTGAAATTGCTGCGCTGTTCTTTACTTCTAGTGGATCATGTTCTGTCCATTGTCTAACGAACATTTCAGTTGGATTTCCTCTTTGTTGTTGATGGAGCTTATGCGTCCAAGCGCATGCCGTATAACCTAAGCTTCTGCTTGCTATTAATCCCCATTCCCATCTTCCAGAGTTATAGAGAGTTGTCATCATGTCGATTTTATTTAATCGATCCCATGTTTGTCTTAGGTAGTCTCCTCTTCCAGGGTATCCTTCTCTATCAGTACTTATACCAGGAACTTCTTTATAAGTTTGTCCAACTACTCTTGTTATTTTCAATCCTTGAATTGCAGCTCCTAAAACACCTTGAGTTGTATCTCTAATGTTAATAAGTCTGCTTAACAAGTTGTTGTTGTCTTCTAAAGATCTTGTGGTAACTCTACCGATTGCTAAGAATTCTGGTAATTCTCCTGCCATTAGCTCAAATCTATCTTTCAAATAGTTTAAGTCTCTGAAAACATTAGCTGTAACATTTCCCCAGCCACCAGCTAGCCCACCTAAGTGAGTGTCTGCTGCGCCTCTAAATGTTCCAGTTCTGACATTTGCGTATGCTTGTCTTTCTAATGTTTGGGTTGAGAATGAAGACATAACCACTGGGTCTCCGTACACATATCTTGTTAATGTGTATTCAATTAATCTGTTAATGAATCTTACTAAGTTTCTATCGATCATTAATCTTTTTGCTTGAATAACACCATTTTCAAAATCTTCTTCAAACTCTTCTAAATCTTCTGGGTAACCATTTTTGATTGTACGAGTATTGACTGTGATTCCTTCAATGTGTGGTGCTCCCATCATGGGTGTTCTTTCTCTTGCATCTGTGAATCTAGCCATTCCTTGTGGATCAGCTAACCATGGGATGCTAAAGTGTTTGCCTGAACCTTTTCCTGGAGATCTTTTCTTTGGCATGAATCTTGTGAACATTGGTGCCCATTCTTGATCAAAGAAGTCTATTGCTTGAATATATCTTCTATGTAACCAAGTTGGTATTAAAGAAGGTTCCGTTAAATTTGACCAATTTATTGACATTTTTTAATCACCTATGTTGATGGATATAATTCAAATGATTGTGGATTTACAAATAAAAGTCCTGGTCTAGTTGCTTCGGTACTTTGTAACCATTTTCCTAAAGTTGTTGCTGCCGCTCTAACACCAGTTGCTAATACTCTAATTGATTCAGCTCCTCCATTTGATGGAATTGCAGTATCATTAATTATAGCTTCGATACCAGTGTGAGTATTTATAATCGGAGCAATACCTAGTTTCATAACAGTTATTTCCCTTGGCCAATATTTGTCAGGTCTTAATATTTTTTCATCGTTTGAAACTCCAGATGTGGAATATCTAATGTCTAAAGATACTCCAATTGCCATGTCAACACCAGGGCTGGCGTTGTCATAAGATTTAATTCTCCTTTTCTTAATTGGGTTTCCGACAAATCCAGTTAAAGTGGGATGTAATATAACAGGTTCTCCTAGTTCAACATCAGAGTTTTCGTCTAACCAATAAATATCCCTTGACATTGATTGAACATGTTCTTTAAACCATGCTGTGTCCATTGCTTGTCTGTATGACATTTTATATCACCTTATTTAAAGAATGCTTCTGGCATGTTTTCAAATGCTTTAGCATCTCTTTGTTTCTTTAAATCTTCATCTTCTAATTCTTTTTCTTTGATACTATCTTGCGCTGTTGAACCCAAACTCTTTGTGTGAGCCATTGGCTTGCTTTCGAGTTCTTTATCTTTCTTTGCAATTCTATCTTTAAAGAATTTTTCTGCGTCATCTTGTTTTGCTTTCATAAGATAGAGATCTTTCATTTCTTCTCCATCATGTTCTAAAAGCTTTTCAATAAGAGGCATAAGTTTGTCCATTCTTCTTGATTCCTTTAATTCGTCAATTGTTTTTGATTGCTCATTCAATTTGTCCTTAAAGCTAACAAGTTGTTCAGCAAATTTATCTTTTTCCTCTTTTGCCTTTTCTAGTTCGCTGTCCTTAACAGTAATGTCACTTTCTAAAGTATTAACTTTAGATTCAAGCTGTTCAAGAACCTTGTCCTTTTTTGTCAATTTCGCTTCTAACTCCTTTATTAGTTTTTCTAATTCTTCTGTCATATTATTAACCTCGTTTTTTATATCTAATATAACACATTCTTTACACGCAGGCGTAGGAGTTAAAGAATGTTCTATTACATCGTAATGTATCGGTACTCCTTCGTTATTTTCGTAATATCTAAATCGCATAGATACACTCAACGGTTTATTTATGAAATCTCTTGCTTTTAAATCTGTCGCCACACCTTTGTGTTCAAGTGTGTGATTGTATAGCTCGTATTTTGTCATTAGTTGTCCGTTGATTACTTGGGATTCCAATACGCGACCGTAAATATGAGTGGTTTTGTACTTTGGTATCAGAGGGTGTTCGTGTCTCCAAACCAAATGTTTGTTTTTAGAATCCTCTGCTAACCTTTGAAGTCCTTTTTCACAAACAAAATCTTTAGTTATAGATCTTGCCGTAAAAGTTAGTCTGTTGTTATCCTCAAAAACTTCTTCCAATGCTAAATCTACTTTTTGATCGACCACTCGTAATCACCTTGTTAATTATGTATTTTTATCCTTTATAAATATGTTTATTTAAAATTTCAATAGAGAATTGAATAGGTACTGATTAGTCATTTCTCTAATATCGTACTTACTAAAGTCGTGCTTCAACCATGCGTCGTGATCTATATTTCCTGGGCAAAGTGGTGTACGACAAGACATTGTAATCCAACCGTCTTTGTAATCAGCCGCATACATCTCTTTTGCACAAAACTTACAAAAGAAAACTCCCTCAAATGATTTCAACCAATTTTTATCTGTTGCCCAAGCGTCATCATAACTTTCAGATAAACTTTTTTTAACAGCATTATTTCTTGCTTTTTGCCATTGTTCCTGTTTACTAAATTTAAACATCCGTGTTGATCCGCCCATTTACAACTCCTCGTCTATAAGATAATCTCTTAATATTTCAATATTTTCATCCAATTTTTTAAATTCAAATTTTTGTTTTTCACTTGTGTTTCCTTCACTATAATCTTCGCTCATTTGTAATTCCCTCCTTCTGATAAAATTCCAAATATATAACTGTTTAAAATGCTATCTTTCATGTCTGCCCAAGCAAACACGACTGTAGATTTTAGCACGGATTTTCTTTTTTCGTGAATTGGCCCAAAATTGAAAAAATGTGCTCTTTGAGACCATGTTCCAGTTGTTGGGTCTAATCGTGGTTTTGTTAAAGAGAACCTTGATGTTGCATTTGATGGTATATAAAATAATAATGTTTCATTAATAATATCTAAAAATGTACTTCTTTTCATTACACCAGTCAGTTCATGTGGTGGTAATCCGTGCGCTTGTTTCCAAGCTTTATAACCAGGGTGATAACTTCCTCTCCTTGGTTTTCCACCAGTTCTCATCAAGTTTCTCATTTCATTAGCGTTATCAATTGAATATATGCTGTCAAGATTATAAACATACACATTATTTATTAATGATCTGGCTAAATCTATCCTCATATTCTTTAAGGCTTCTTTTCTAAATTCGCCAGTTTTCATCTTTGCAAAAAAATTTTTTGCTTGTTGTATGTTCATACTAAATTCAGGCATATAAATTATAATCCTCTTTTTCTTCCTCTTCTGCTTTTCCAAAGAGAGCTTCTTCCGAAACTTTTTTAATTCTGTTTGTCATTTCTTTCGCAACAATGTTTCCAGAGTCTTCAATCATATCAGCAATAAAGTGACAAATTTGAAAAATGCATTCTTCGTGATAATTCATACAATATTTTAAATGCTCACATGTATTACAATCTCTGTCATCCAATTCTAATCCTTTTTGACATCCCATTGCATTTTTAGCGGTTTTTCTCCATTTCTTAATTATCCGCTCTGTTTCGCTCAATTTCTTGGACTTTTTTCCCATTTTTCTTCATATCCTCAATCATATCAATAAAAATTTTAGCCCTACTACACAACAAATTTCTAGTATTGTTTATAACTCTTATTACATCTCCCATAAAATTATGCTCTAACGCATCATAGAAATATGATAAAGCATAATCATATTCTGTTTCTATTTGTTTTGCTATCCACCAAGCCAGACCTAAATTTAAATATTTAACGCTAAGCAATTCATTCATTACTGCTTGAACAAAATCTATTTTAGAAATCTTGTTTCCGTCTATTATGTTCCAACAGTCTTCTCTCAGCGCTTGTTTTAGCTTGTCTATCAGCTGCAATTTGTTCAACCTTTTTATTATCTTCGTTTGTTTCCGTCAAAAATGAAAATGCTGCTTGTGCTGCTTTTCTCATTTCATTCCTGTCAACAAAAACACCAACAGAAGCTCCCATAGCAATTGCTTCCATTAATTCTCTTGTGTTTTCAAATCTTAATTCTGACCAATCAACATCTATGTCAATTGGATTAACATTATTTATTCCATTATAAGGCAATAATACTTTAGCATAAAAATTTGTAAGCATTAATTCATATTCTCTTCTTACACCTTTTATAAATCTAAGCCATCCATGTTCTAATATTCTTGCTGTTGCTAATTCATTACCAGAAGCTTCTCTTTGTCCCATAGAACCGAATATGCTCATCATTATTTGTTTATCTAATTCTCTAATATAAAGCACATAAATTTCAGAACTTCTTGCTGTTTGGGTTTCCAATGTCTTTAAATCCATTTCACCTGGAATTGAGACACCTCCCCAATTTGTTATTTGCTTTATAATTTCCCTTCCATTGTCAATTGCAGCTTGCATTTTAGGTGCATCTACTGGATAATTTGGTGACCTTGGATCTCCAACTGATAAAACAACAAAAGGAGCCCAATGTTTTTGTGAATATTTTCGCATAAACCACATAACCCACCTCTTATAGATAATATAATGCAATGCGTTTGCAATAGGAGGCTTTTTAAATAAATCAGTAAATAATATTACATTTGGCTCATCTGGCAAATGTATCTCTTGCTCCTTAAGAGAATATCTGTCTTTTAAGTTTTCATTTGCTTCTCCGTAATTAATTTTTTGTTTGTCTTTGTCCCAATCAGTTATAAAAGAAGCGCCATGATTTTCTTTTTGTCTATAAAAGTTTTTCTTTGTTCTGAAATGCTTATAAACTGGAATATGTTGAACGAATTTCCTAAAACCCATTACTGGATCTTCTCTGATTTCAATTGTTTTTGGATCTAATCTTTGAATATCTACACTTTCATATTCTGGATTATTGTTGTCAACTCTCCAATATGATTTTCCATAAACAATAGAATCAAACCAACTTTCTCTGATATAGTCTTCTATTGTTTGTCTTTTGACATTTACATGTCTATTCCATTCTTCTATTACTTGAAGAGCCTTTTTATTATCCATTCTTATTCTTATTCCGTCTCCAACGATAACTGCGGCTGTGATTTCTGTGAATGATGTTGATACAGAATCGTTCCAAAATGCCTCTTCCAAATTCTTGAAAGTGGGTTTTATCATAACTTTTCTTAATCTTCTAATATCTTCATCCAAATCAAAATCTCCTTCGTCTATTGTAGCAATGACGGATCTTTTACTTGGTAGGAATTCTCGTTGCGTTTTTCTTTCTTTTCTAATAGGCATTTATATACCCCATCCCTTAAATAATTTTTCCATTTCCTTTATGCAGTCTTCTAAGAAGTTGCGAGTTTTTTCATCTTGAATTGAGGTAAAATCACCAAATATAGCAAATTTACGACTTGGTGTTTGAGGCCCATCCAAGACTATACATGGAATTCCGTCAACTTCTTTAATCAAAATAGAGTCCTTCTCTTTCATCTTCAAACACTTCGTATTTAAATCCTCTAGGTTTAATCTTATCGAGGTAAGATGGTTTTTCTCTATGTCCCCAAACTGATAATGCAAGAGCAATAACTCTGTCATCATGGAATGCTTGGGTTCCATATTTTATATAATCTGAACCAGGAATTATTTCACATTCAAATCTTAACAATTCTTCTCTAAGTTTATCAATTTCTGGTTCCGAACTTGGTGGTATTTCTATCATTCCTTTAGCAAACATTTTTATAAGGTTTCCAATAAGTTCTGGTTTTGATGTTCTACTTATTATAAATCCTTTGTTGTTGTTTCTGTTATTAAATAATTGCGCTTTAAGAGGAATTCCGTTCTTTCTCCATATTTTCAAATCTTCTTCAAGTTCTTCAACTAAAGGATCTCCTAATCCTGTAGCATCAGCAACTACCCAATATGGATCGAATACTCTTAAAACATTTCCAAGTTTCTTTCTTATGTATCTGTATGTTCTTTGTTCATCGAATTCTCCAGCGACACTTGTTCCAAAATCAAGAACAATTTTTCCAGTTCTTTCGTCTCTATGAGTTATATAAAAACAACTTGCGTCGTGTTTTCTTCCATAGTCGACACCAGCTACATAATCTCTGTCTCGTCTGTATCTTAAAATGTTTTTTAAGTTTGGATTTGTGCAACTCTTTATCCATGCAGCTAAGAAAACCATTGAAGCGTCTGTGATTATTTCTGCTAGGTATTCTTGTCTTGCTAAAGGTGTCCAATCATTTTCATCTAATAATTGTTTTACTAATTCTTTGGATCGTATTCCATCATTCCATGGGTCAACCCAAGGAACTGAGAATATACCAACACCATATTTGTAATCATGTGCTCCACAGAGAGGACATGGGAACATTTCATCGAGAGGCATTCTTCCATTAGGGAAGTGTTCGACATTAAATATTCTTTGTGGGAATTTCTCTCCACAAGCTTTACAAATTATTGGTCGTGATTCTAATCCTCTGAAATAGTATTCTATAAATTTGCCTTTTGGGCCGTATGGAGTGGATAACATAATCCATCTTTTTCCGTGAGTTGTTGTAGGAAGTGCTGCACCGAAGAGAATATCTTCTTCCATTTTTCCTGCTTCATCACAGAACAAGTATGTATATGTACTTCCTCTGATGTTTTCTGTGCAAGGCCAGACTTCTATAAAGTTTCCATTTGTCAATTCAATGTAATCTACACGAATTGTTTTTTGTACCACATAATTCCAAAGGATTGAATGTTCGAGTATTTTCTTAATAATCTTAAACATTTTCTTTGCTGCTTTTTCGGAAGCTGAAATGATTCCTATTGAACAGTTTGGAATTATGAATAGAAAAGCAATTGCCGCGTATGCGCAAGCAGTTGTTTTTCCTGTTTGTCTTGGCCAAACCATTACTGCCCCACGAGGGGACAAATCGACTTCACTAAAGTCGTATTGTGATAATGGGAAACCGAATTGAATGCTATCTATGGCATCTTTTTGCGGTTGTGTAAATTTTATTCTTTTATGAGGATGATCGTGATCTGGCAAGAAAGTCTCACAGAAGTCGACAGCTCTAAACAGACAGTCTTGTATATTTTCAACTTCGTTAAATTCTGGTAACCATTGAAGATTACTTTCCATCATCTTTAAAACTCCTTGATTTCATCCATTTTTCTTTTGCGGACTCAAATTCTTCTGGATTAGATCCTATGGCTTGCATTATAAGTTTAGCTTTTATCTCAAGTTTTTTCTTCTCAACCTCTTGAGCTATCTCTCCTCCAGTCATCTTCCAAATATCGGCTCGGAGTAATCTGGCCTCACGAAGCCATTTTAATAATTGAGGATGAATGTGTGTTCTTTGTCCAACAAGATTACCTTCATCGTCTTTAAGGTCTTCGATTCTGGTATCACCGAGCAATTTGTCCACGATGTCCATGACTAGATCGTACCCATGACTCATCTCTGTTGCGACATCAATAGCAAGGGTTCGCTCACCATCGAGCAGTACCATCGGATGTTTTTCTTGGTCTTTTACAATTTCATCCATATCTATTGTAAAATATGTTCTTATCCTTTATAAATAAATAGTTTATTGTTTTTAAAAACATGAAAATAAACATTGTTCAGAATTTTCTGGGAAAATTAAACATTATGCTAAAAAAAGCATTCTTTTTGCAAAAACGATCATCGTTTTGAACACTTTTGCAATGTTGCTGATCAAATGTTGAACATTGTTCATAGTTTTTGATCTAAAAGTGAAAAGTTTTCAAACATATAGTCGATTACGAGCTAAACATTGTTCAACTGATCGTCCCAAATATTAAGAGGCGATGAGTAGAGAATTAGTTAATTATTTTTAAAAGGAACGGATGCTTTTCAAATTGATTGAACCCCCATTATAATATAATGGGGTTTTGACAAATTTAAAATTAATTTCAAATATCTAAAAATAATAAATTGTAAAATTTTTGTGTGGAGATAGAGCAGATCCCGTTGAAATGATCAAATAAAAAAAAAGAATTATTATTTTCAGAAATTTAGTTATTAAAAAAAAAAAAAGAATTTAGAATTTCGATCATTTTGATCAATCTTGATCATTCTATTTCAATAATTCAGCAGCTAATTGAGGTTTTTCGACAACGAATTTGCGAAATTTGAACTTGATCTTTGCGTTTTCGCTAATCAATTGATCTTTTTTGATCGTTTTGAGTATTTCCGCGTATTTCGCGTCGAATTCCGAGTGAATTCTATATCGTAATTGATCAATTTTATAATTTTGAATCAATTTATTGCCGATCTTAGTAATTCCCGCGATCAAAAGCGATCCTAGTAATTCTGAATCTGATACTAGATCCGCTTGTTTTCGATCAAAATATTCGGAAATATCATTTTTCTTAGCGAATTCGATCAATTTAGCTACTGAAATTGATAAATAGAATACATCAGAAGCGAAATCTGATTCAAGAATTTGATCATTTTGATCATTTTCCGTATCCTTATTATTATTTTCGACCATTTTTTTATCAATTCCGTACATTTTTTTTTAGATTTTTGAGCGCTGAATGATCATTTTCGATCACAGTATCAATAAAATCATAGTAGGCGCTCTGTACTATATATAGAGACAAGGTTTATAAATTTTGCCAGATCTTTAAGAGTATGATTAGTATGATACAAGGCTGATCGACCTTGTGGTCTTAAAAATTGCACTCGCTTTATTGCGCCCGAGCTAAGCACTCCCTCCAGATCACTCCAGATCTCGATCATAGTATGTTCAATCTTGT